ATTAGTCGGAGTATTTGTAGGAGTGTTAGTTGGCGTATTTGTTGGCGTTACAGTGTTCGTAGGGGTATTAGTAGGGGTATTAGTAGGTGTATTTGTTGGAGTATTAGTTGGTGTATTAGTAGGAGTATTACTTGGCGTGTTAGTAGGAGTGTTTGTTGGTGTATTAGTTGGAGTGTTTGTTGGAGTATTTGTTGGAGTATTTGTTGGTGTCGCACTAGTTGTTGGCGTATTTGTTGGCGTATTTGTAGGAGTATTACTTGGCGTGTTAGTAGGAGTTGAAGTGTTGGTTGGAGTATTTGTCGGAGTATTAGTTGGGGTATTTGTTGGTGTCGCACTAGTTGTTGGCGTATTTGTTGGCGTATTTGTAGGAGTATTACTTGGCGTGTTAGTAGGAGTTGAAGTGTTGGTTGGCGTATTTGTAGGAGTATTAGTAGGCGTATTTGTTGGAGTGTTTGTTGGCGTGTTAGTTGGTGTATTCGTAGGAGTTGATGTAGGACTAGCTTCAGGAGTTGAAGTCACAGTATTCGTTGGTGTATTCGTTGGTGTATTAGTTGGTGTGTTAGTTGGCGTATTGGTTGGAGTGTTGGTTGGAGTATTGGTTGGAGTATTCGTTGGACTATTAGTAGGCGTATTCGTTGGAGTATTTGTTGGAGTATTGGTCGGCGTATTAGTAGGCGTATTAGTTGGAGTTGAAGTATTCGTAGGCGTATTAGTTGGGGTATTTGTTGGAGTATTTGTTGGAGTATTTGTCGGAGTATTAGTTGGGGTATTTGTTGGAGTATTTGTCGGAGTATTAGTTGGGGTATTTGTTGGGGTATTTGTTGGAGTGTTTGTTGGAGTATTAGTAGGGGTGTTCGTTGGAGTTGATGTTGTCGTATTAGTAGGCGTATTAGTTGGGGTATTCGTAGGAGTTGATGTTGGACTAGCCCCCGGAGTTGACGTAACACTTGGTGTTGGGGTGTTGGTTGACGTAACACTTGGTGTTGGAGTGTTAGTTGGAGTGTTTGTTGGAGTATTAGTTGGTGTATTTGTTGGCGTATTTGTCGGAGTGTTAGTAGGAGTTGATGTTGGAGTATTAGTCGGAGTATTAGTCGGAGTATTTGTAGGCGTATTTGTTGGAGTATTAGTAGGAGTGTTTGTTGGTGTGTTTGTTGGCGTAGATGTTGGACTAGCTCCAGGAGTTGACGTAACACTTGGTGTTGGGGTGTTAGTTGGAGTGTTTGTTGGTGTTGATGTTGTCGTATTAGTAGGAGTGTTTGTTGGAGTATTCGTTGGAGTCGATGTTGGACTAGCTCCAGGAGTTGACGTAACACTTGGTGTTGGGGTATTAGTTGGAGTGTTTGTTGGAGTATTATTAGGTGTGTTAGTCGGAGTATTAGTAGGGGTAACGGTCATAGTCATCGTTACACTTGGTGTTGGAGTGTTTGTTGGTGTAGGAGTAGGCGTTACACCACTCTCATAAACAATCACTTTTTTAGATACTACCTCATCGTTACACCCTGGTTGTTTATTAACGACAAAAATAGTATATTGAATACCCGCAACTGAACCCGGTAAATCTAAAACAACTCCTGCAATAATTTGGTCTCTAGTTACACCCGTTTTAATAGGCGTAGTAGTAGTGGAACCCGTGTGAATATCAAACGGTCCAACAGCATTTGAACTTAAAGTTAATCTTATTATTACTTGCGACATTAATTAATACATTTGTTATATAAATACTGCAAGAATGTAAAATACAGATTTCTATTTACTTTATTTTTTTTTAGTTTCTCCACTTAGATATACTATTTTATTATAAATACCACCAACCTCTTTATATTTCATTATAATTACCCTCTATATATGACGATAATGACGTAACAATATCACCACTACGCACAAGGGTCGAAACCTGTAATAAAGTTACCAACAGGACAATCATTATACATTACTTCTTCAGTAGATAAGTTAAGGTCTTTTACTACTCTAACCCAACTAACATCTTGGTGACATTGTGTAGAGGAAGGGTGGTAACAGTTTTGGTTAGGTCCTGACCATATACATGCACAAACAAAATCAAAGTCAATAAGTCCACTAGGGGAATTCGCGGCGATAGCCTGAGCAGCTAGAGAAGATACAGGAATTGCATTATATCTATCTTTATCGCCTTGACCAGGATAACCAGGACCCGGAGGAGTCGCAAGAGTAGAATCAGGTGGGTAATTTTGAAGGTCGGTGCTTCCTCCATTATTATTCATAGATACCTGACCAATAATTATACCATTTGCCGTAATATCAAACACTCCTCTATTACATGTATGACCACCAGAACAAGGTGACCCGTTTAGTGGAGACTGGTTATATTCAACAATAAATGTTAGAGACTCAATACAAGCGACTACAGGTTGTTGTGTTGGTGTCGGTGTTGGTGTCGGTGTTTGAGTAGGCGTGTTTGTTGGAGTTGTCGTAGGTGTAGCTGTTGGAGTTGGCGTCGGAATATCATTACAACATATATTATATACAATTTTAGTACTTAATTTAAAGTATACGTTTTTCAATTCTTTACAATCTGAAATAATTGTTATCAAATTTTGGTTAATATCTAATGTGAACCCTTCGATTTGTGGTATTGGTGTAAGTATTTCTTCAATAGCATCCATCCATTCTTGAGCACTTGGGTAGTCATTTAGTGTAGTACCCGTATAAAATGGATTTTCTACGTGTAATGCTGGCGTCATGGTACCTCCTGAAAGGTCAACTATAGCATAAAAAACCGCCTGTACTAACGTACAGTTCTGATGTCCAACAGTTAAATCAAGATAACCTTCATTTAACATACTACCAAAATCTCTAACACCCGCTGAAGTGGTAATGAAGTCGTTTTCACATATTTCAGTTACTTCATAACATTCAACAATTTGATTGTTACAGTTAATAGTTACTGACTCCGTGGTACTACATCCATCATTATCAGTAATAGTTGCAGTATATGTATCACCACTTAAACCAGTAATTAACATCGTAGTTTCGCCATTACTCCATTGAATAGTAAAAGGAGCAACACCTTCAGTAATAAAAATTTCAGCACTACCGTCATTACCATTGGTACATTCTGTAGGTACTATGTAAAAATTCATACCAGTTGACTGACTAATCGTAATGTTTTGTGAAACTGTACAATTTTTTACATCAATAACATTTAAAAGGTACGTTGATGGGGTCAGTGAGGATATTGTCTGAGTATTTGATGGGTCATCAATTACTGAATAAACAACTGAACCTGTATTAACATCTGTTAATATATAATCAAATGGACCCTCTAACGAAACCGAACCAGCAGTTAGATTAATATCTATTATCCCATTGTTATCACCACAAGTACCATCAGTGATAGTACTATTAACGTTAAATTTAACATTATTACTTATAGTTTTAACGGTACTATATGTACAATTACCATTTTGAGATGTAATTGTTACTGTATATGTACCTGAAGGTAAGTTATTAAAAGTTTGGTTTTGTGATTGAGTAGTTACACTATCAGAAATTAAACCACCTGTAACCGAATAAGTAAAATTTCCTGAAGGTGCGGTTATACTTATCGATATTGAACCTTCATCGTTACAATCAGAATTAGCAACACCTATATTAACAATTGTAAACCCCGCAGTTGAAGGTATAGACTGAAATGACGTAACAGAACAACCTCCAGCATCTGTAATAAGAGTACTATTAAAACCTCCACATAATCCTGTAAATGATTCTGATAAATTATTAGAAGTTATTACTTCACCTGCACTATTTTGGTATGTATAGGGTGAAGTACCTCCCGATATTGTCACCACAACTTGACCATCACAATCAAAACAACCCGCCTGTGTTGGTACAGTTGAAACTACACCTAATGGGTCGGCTAACCCTACGTTAATACTTTGACTTAGTCTACACCCTTGAGAATCAATAACTTCAACAGTCCATGACCCCACAGATAAACCAGTCGCAGTTTGTGTTGTTTGTCCATTAGACCACAAGTATGTGTATGGTGGAGTACCACCTAATAAGTTAGTAACAGTTGCAGAACCGACGCCAGGACCACACGGAGAATCAGGAACAACTAAAATATTATAACTAATTGGGTCCGTACTTACAACTGTTGTATTTGTTGTTTGTGCAGTCGCACCTCCAAAATCTGTAACAATACAGTAGTAGGTTGCGGGTCCAATATTTGTAAATGTCTGAGTATTTCCAAAACTATTAGCAGATTGAAAAATACTTCCCGAAACCGTATCATATAAATCATATTGAAATGGACTAGATATTGAATCGTTTGTAACTGTTACAACTCCGTTGATACTACCACATGTTGTACCTGAAGAAGTAATAGTGGCGTTAAAACAACCTTCAACATTAACATTAATAGTCACATCTTGATTAACCCCTCCCGAACTATCTTGAAGTAAAAAGACATAACTACCCTCATCAACACCAAACCAACTAAACGGGCCATTACCCGTTTGTTGAACTAATAATATCCCTCCAGCCGCAGTGGTTGAAGTATTCGTAATTGTATAAGGTTTTGTACCACCTGAAGGACTTATTATTATAATACCATCTTTAGGATTAACACAAGTACCTGTTACTTCAAAACTATAAATTATCGGCCCCTCATCGCAACTAACCACACATGAGTCAGTACTAATTTGTATCCCTTGCATCGATAAACTAGTGTCAACACATACAGATAACCCTACTTGGGTACCTTGTTGTAGTGTTCCACAACAATCGGTAAATGAATAAAACCCATTAGTAGTCCCTGAAAAACAACCCGTAGTTGTACAATTGACACAATTATTAAACGGACCTATTTGATTAGTAACATTAGTAAGTATTTCGGAAGTAAGAGTATTTACAATCTCAACAGTATAACAATCTCCCGATAGGTTATATACCTCATCTACACTTCGACCTCCAGTTTGAACATAAATAACGTTTAACGGTGTTTGAATATTAATTAAAAAGTTATCTAAAGTTGCGGCGACTATTGGTTCAGTAAAGTTAGTAACTGTTGGGTCAGTTAAAATCCCAAAATTCTTAAGACCTGAACCATTTTGATAAATAGGTGGTAAATTTTGATACTCTGTTGTTGTTGTTAAGGCACTGTACGGATTAGTTATTGTTAAGGCACTTAAATTTAAATTATATGGACCAACTTGTTCTATATTTTCTCCATACTCCGTTAGAAAATCAGATTGCGAAATAACATTACCTTGAGATGCTGCAACCGAATGTTGAACGAATGGTGGTGTTCCTCCTAAATTATTTGTTGCAACAGGATAAACTAAACCATTTATCGTACCACCAGAAACTTTAACTTCAGCCCATACCTTTAAGTAGGACTCATAATCATATTGAAATCTATTTGTATATTCTTTTTCAGATTGTACGTTCCACCTATTAATCCCTCTTAACTGAAAAGGATATTCGTATATGTGTTCACTTTTATCAATGTTTCCCGTATAAAACCCAACTGTACCATCTGACTCATCAATTACATTAATAACTATATAATTGGTTTCTTGACCCGAAAATGTACCTGGCCCTGATGTTGCTGAGTTATCTAACTCACTATGATTAAATGGTACACCATTTGTTCTAATATCTACAGTACCGTAGGACGCTGGCGAAAACGACCACCCTCTATTAATTCTCCTATATACCTCACCCGAACTTTGAGAATCATTAAATTCTGAGTTTTTAGGTATACACTCACCACCCACGTTTGAAGAACACCAATCTGAATTATATATAGAGTTGTTTACCGCAGAATTAAATTCATTAACTTGAGTACCGTCAACAGTACCACCACTTAGTGAGCCCAAATTAGGGTAAGATAACCACCACATCCAATTTTCACCATTATTACTTGGTTCCCCTATAACCCCTTCATAAAGATTACCTGATTGTAAATTACCACTAATAACATTTGTTTGGTACCAACTACGTATAGACTCCGAAGCCTCTTGAGTCTTTGTTGCATCTAACGATGTAGCATCATAAAAAACAAAAACTTTTTGACTTTGACTTGTAAATTCACAACTATTTAACTTATCTGCTAATGACTTAAAACCCGCACTTGAAACTGTAGGTGTAGGTGTAGGTGTAGGTGTTGGAGTATTAGTTGGTGTGTTAGTAGGCGTATTTGTCGGCGTATTTGTCGGAGTCGTTGTTGGTGTTGGAGTATTAGTTGGTGTGTTAGTAGGTGTGGGAGAGACAGTAGTACATAACGCATCATCACACTTTATAGTACTTACTGAGGCAATACTGTTATCCCAATAAGTTACTGATATACCTGAGTACGGTTCAAATGGGGGATTTATTCTAGTGGCACAAGTATTTACCCCTCCCACGTCTTCAATTAAATAGGTATCCCCTATTGCAAATGGTCCTATAAAATCGTTATCAAAATCTACGGTATTAAATCTGAATGTTTTGTTATTAGTACAAGCAGAAAAATAGTAATAATCACTTATGGCGTTTATGTTACTATTACAGTCAGAACAATTCTCAAATACATCGTCAATTGGGTCACCTACTAATGCTGTAGAAATAACTACTTGGTTAACCGTATCAGTTACACCACCATAACATTGATTTTTTACTTGAACAAATTGTGGTTGCAGTATTTCTCCACCAAATGGTGAACCCCATGTTAAAGTTGACGCACTAAAGACCCGAAGACCTTGGCTTATCCCCGAACAATTTTTATCGGAAGTAAATTTATATATATTATTATACGGATTACCTGTGTAACAATCACTACAATCAGAATACCAATTAGTGACAATATCCTCAAATCCAGTCGGAGTACCAGTATATGGTGTCTGAATATTGTTAATTTTTAAACAAGGTCCACCCCACTTAGATGCAAATGACTCTGTCCTTTCATGTAAATCACCTAAATATCGAACTTTTTTAAATTCTGTTGTAAAAATATTGCCAAAACAATCATCTGAATCTGAAAGCCAACCATCATATAAACCATTAAAATAATTTACCGCAGAAGTTGCCGTTTCGGGTATTAAACCATAATCAGGAGTTCCAGATGATATATCAGAAGTAATTACTGTTGACGAATTAAAATCATAATTTAAAACTGCATCGTTAGTTATGTGATTATAATCCTCTAAACTTTCTAAAGTAATGTAGTCATACCTATTAGTATCAGTTCCGATTAATTTTAATGTATTATTAAACGTATTGGCACTATAAAAATTAGTAACATATCTTGGGGATTTAAACGTAGTACCTGAACCTTGAACATCGATATAGTTTTGAGCAAAAAATGTCGTATTAATATTAAAAGTCGTACCAACATAAGCACTAACTGAAGTAGACGATGTTGAATTCCAAGGTTCTCCAGCAATCATTTGAGTATCAAAAGCGATTGGCGTCGAACCTAAATTTTGAAGACTCCAAGTTCTTGACCTAAAGTACCATGTTGAATTAGGTAACCCACTTAAATAATTTACCGTAGCCGTTCGGTCAGTACCCGCGGGATTAATACCGTCAGGCCAAGCCATATAAACGGTAGAACCTGTAGTTGGTGAACCTACAGTTGCTATTTGTTCTAATTTAAAATATAAAGTCGCCATTAACTACAATTAATTTGTATGTTTACCCCAACATTTACTGTTAGAGTTTTATCGGTGAATTCAGGGTCACACCCCGTATTACTTACTGTCAAAATATTATTACTATCTATAGTATAGTTTAAACCACTTTGATATAAATACTGTAACTTATCATTCAATGCGTTAATCCACATAGAAAATGTTGGATAATCTTGTGCGCCATATCCCGTATAAAATATTTCCTGTACTAAAATTGTAGAATCCAACCTTACATCAACATACCACGTACTAGTTAAAGTATTTTGTATACAATCATTAATCGTATAACCTGATTTATTTATACAACTATTAATACTATTATTTAATATAGTTGGTATAGAACTTATATTAACATCACACGTCAGTGTTTCATCAATACAATCGTTATCAAATAACTTACCGTAGTAAATACAAGGTATACACTCAACAGGGATAAGTTGGCATCCTCGTTGTCTTCTCCAAACATGTTTTTGTCTTTGTAAAACATTATTTACCATTTTTTGACCACCCATCCATATTGTTGAAGCGGGAATCATTTGTTCTACCAGTTTCGTCCAATAGTCACCAATACCTAAAGTAAAATCAATCATCTTTTGGTAGGTATATTGATTTGACGGTATGTTTACCGCAGAATCGGATTGTAAGTATTTCCAATATATCGATTGTAGTGTCGGATAACTGTTTACTGCACCATCGCTAATTGTCTGTCGGTTTCTTACATTGATTAGTGTATTGTAAAAAGTTTGAGCAAACTCAAAAAATGTTTTTTCTTTAGGTAACGGATTAATAATTGTCCAATCTTGACCTCCAGGTGATGGGTAAGGTGATGTTAACCCTGAGGATGGAAAAGGGTAATTATAACGTCTTGACATTCTCCATATATCATAAGTAATACCTTGAGCCATGTTTAAATATAACTCAACATTTTTGGCGTTAAGTACCAATTTTTCATCAAATACTTCATAATATGCGTTGTATGCTCCATCACGGTTTCTTCTCACACCCGTTTCTCTATCATCCCACGACTTATTATTATCTATTGTTCTAGTTAGACCAAAACCAATATTCATATATGGAAATTTTCTAAATCTATCAAAATATTTTTGACCATAAGTAAAAGTCTCTAAAGAGGTCTGAATACTAGGGTTTGCACCAGTAAATGTTGAATTTGTAATATCAAGTTTTTCAATCGCTCTATGGTCAGGTGTCTCAATATACCAACCAGCTCCTTTTTCAAAGAAATATTCGTTATTTGTTACAGGCCTTTTTGGATACCCATACTCATTTATCGGGTAATCCGCTCTTGTGGCATCTGTTTGACTAACGTATTTTGATGTGGTAAAACCTGTATATGTTGTACCTTGTATATTATAAACTACGTTTGGGTCTAAAGCTGGTACATCATCTACTTTTGTACCACCTGACATTTTTAAGTACTCACCTTCGAATCTTTTTACATTTATTGGACCATCAGCAATGTATACTATTTCATTAAATTCAATTAAATCTTTAGGTGCCCCTACCATCCTCATAATAGCCTCAATAGAGTGTCGAGTACCTTTCGATTTAAACAAATACGCCGAATTAAGTATTAAATTTTGATAAAACTGATAATTTAACTGATTTGGTGTTGGGTCATTTTGAAATCCAGAATAAATGGACTTATTTTTAGAACCAAAGATAGAAGTTAAAAAATCTTCATTAGTAATTGGAGATATGTCGGTATTCCATCCTAAGGTCTGAGCTAAATTTTGTAATAACTCAGAAGGTATATCATTTTGAGGCGTGTAATGTACTGAATTCATAAATGATAATGCGTCTATGAATTTTTTAGATTCATCAAAACTTCTACCATATAATTGTAATACTTTTTCAACTTTCTTATCTCCGGTATCAAAGTCTTTGAATGCCCCTGTCGTTAAGAATCTAACAATTAAATCAGTTTTATACCTATCGATAACTTCACCAATTTCACTAATCTCTGTAAGGTAATTATCAAAGTTATTTGTCTGAATATCTAAGTTCCATACTCCAAATTTAGGCCAAGTAACTCTTTTTTTACGTTTAATAAATTGACCATTATCATTTTCCTCCACTAAATCAAATATTGCAGTATAAGGAGGATTACTAAATCGGGTTAGTAAAAAGTCTTCAACCTCATCAAACGCTTCTTTAAATGTGAACTCCGTTTGAAATGTATTTGGCCTTAATATTAAAGTATCAGTAGAGGCAGTTAATCCACTAAACGGATTACCCTGAACACTCACAGTAATTGTACCACCTGAAACATTTTGTGATGCAATAAAGTTAACAAATGGGTACTCAATCTCCATGTCATTAACATATAAAGCGTATTTGTTATAATTGGTCGTCATATCCCTTAACGGACTGGTAGGATATGGTCTCACAGAAACATTACGAGCGGCGTTTACCGAATAATCAATATCAAAAGGATTATCAAACCTATTAACATCCATAGTAAATGTCGTTAATTGTTCAACACTATCAAAAGTTATATTATTCGCGGTATTAGCACTAACATATGATGGAAACGTAACTTTATTAACTTGTATTGAAGCAGGAAAAAAATTGATTATTTTAGTAATAGAAGCAGATAATCTTTTCTGTAATGACCCATAAAGTGCATAGTTAGTTACCTGACTTATATCGTAGTTTGGGTAAACTCTATAATTTTTTATTGCAATTGCTCGAGATTCTTCAATACTACTAACATCAAGGTCTTTTAATGAAATTGGATTACTAAAAACACCGGTCTCAAACGTCCTATTAACTTTTTCAACAATATTAGTAGAAAACTCAAAATTACCTTGAGTTAGTCCACCGCCCTCAACCACTTGAAGCCCAACTAAATCAGGTGAAAATGATTGGTCAGCACTCGGAGGTGCTGGAGGATAAAAATACTTTTTATTATTGTTATTTGTAGCCATATTTAATTGGTTATATTGTTAAAATTCTTACTGAAATCAATATTATTGTCCCTATCTTGTCTAACTTCATATAGTAAGTCATTAAACTCATCTCTAATCTCATACAGATTGTATTGTTTGTAGATATTAAGATTACTATCGTACATCGTGTAAATACCGTCCTCCATACTCTTAGTTTGATTACCGTAAAGAGCGATAGCCAAAGTATCTATATCATGTTCCGCTAATTCAACATCGATACTTATAGGGTTAAAGAATGTATTAGTCATTACAATATTTTGATTAGGTTGACCAATAAATGGTGTTGCATTAGCTTTATTAGATGGTGCACTTGATGGTGAGACCGTACAAAAAATTAAATCACTACCTCCATCTACATATCTATACCTAATTGCTTTCTGTGAACTATTACTTAAATTAGTTACTACAGGCTCACAGTAAAATGATGAAGTAACAACCCTATAAAAATTAGGTATTTTAGTGCCGTCGCTATTTAAATATTCAATACGGTAACCTATTAACCCTTGATTGATAAATCTATTTCTATATTCCTGAGGTACCCCATTTAAATCGATTATTATACCTTTAACGTTTGGTAATGATGATAATACCCCACAATCAGTAATCGTAGTTCTGATTTCTACGGGTCTAATGTATAATGTATATATCCCTATTTTATTAAATTCTTCAGCTGGAAGTTTTAAATTATATAAACCACCTAATATTTCAACATCTGCATTACCTCCTGTCGTTGAACTATGGAAATAAGGTGTTAAAACGTCTTCGGCGTTCAATTTTGTTAAAACAAAGTTTGTTGTAACGTCTCTTGATGGAGTATAATTTAAAATTATCTCCACATCCTGTGGAGACATGTCAGCTGGTCTTACTGTTCCGTATGTTCCTAATGCCATTTTTTTACTCGTTATTATTGTTTATTGTAAAGTAACCATACCCATAAGATATCATGTCACCTAAGTTATCTACCTCTCCAAGTCTTTGTAGTGATTCAAACCCTGAAAGCTTACCTCTCTCTATAAATATTTCAGATTGTATTTCTGGCGAGTCAACTACGTTAATTAATACTTCTTGTTTAGTAATTGCTGATGCAACTAACTCATTGCTTGTTAAACCTGAAGATTCGGCGATATATAATGTGGTACCATCTAAGTAATCATAGTATTGAACATTATTAATTGTATAAGAGGTATAACCACTCGTTATTTGGTCCACCTTACCAAAAGGTTGACCTCCCTTAACCACTGTTGTTGTTATATCAAATTGAGTATTTCCGTATAATTTAAGTTCAGATAACCTTGAAGAACTAAACCCACTTAGTATAAATGGTACTGTAGTGAAATTATTAGATGTTTGACTTTGTACAGTATTAGAACTATCTCCCGTAAAAATATAATCATAACTAATAGGTATTCCTGACCAACTACCTCCTTGAGGAGTAAATGTAACATTACCGTAAGGATTAGTTATTGTTACCCCTGTTGTTGGAATATAAACCGTTTTCTCAACTATTGTTTGACCCCATGGGTTATTTTGAGTCAATGTTATAACATAACTACTGGTTACGTTAGGGTAAGTGTGTGATAAATACTGAGGTGCGTTTGAAGTTAGTGGTTCGTTAAAACCATCCCCCCAATCGACAACATAGTCAGACAACTTTAAAAATCCTTTAAACTCGTCAGATGTGTTAAACAACCTAATCGTATTTTGATTAGACGGGTCACCCGATGTTATAAAATTAGATACAACATCTTGTTGTAATGCAAATCCATCAAATGGTGTATAAAAACCGTAGTTTTCATATGTTTGTCTAAATACTATTGGTACAGTTAGTCCCGTTAGTAAACTACTACCATTCGTACCCCCACTTAATATTTGAGTCATTCCAGTATATACCCCAAAAGTGTTTCCACTAAAGTATTCAGTAATTACGTCACCTTTTATTGATTCGGGTGAAATCTTTATGTAGTATTTCTCTTCCATTATTGTGGATTAACATATTCATACCATTTTATACCGTTCGTAAGTTGTCCCACACGGTTTGGTGGTGAACCATACCCCTGAAACACTTGATATTGATAATTATCTACAGTTAAATCAACCTGATAATAAAAGTATTCAGTTTTATTAAATTTAAACTTTTCACTCATTTCAGATTGTGGTCGATTAATCATTCTTACGAATTGACCTGTTTTAGCATTAAAAAATTTGGCTGACATATAAAATGTATTAACATCAATATATTCTCTACTTTTTAACCAATAGATAAAATATCCTTCTTTATCACCTATAAAATCTAAATTAAATGTAGGGGTCCTTATTATAACAGGTTTAGGTACTGATGGCGTTCCAATTTCAACTTCTTGTTTTTCACCTTGTTGAGTAGGTATTACCAATGTGAAATATAATCTTTGATTTTCAGGTTGTTTAGAATCATAAAAGTCCAACTTAAAAAAGCTTCTTTTAAATGAGTTAGCGTAGTAATACATTTCTTTATTAGTAAACGAAATTCCACTATATGTTTGATAAACTGAGGGGTCCACATAATTGTAACTTGAATCCCACATACTAGTATTTGCTGGTGTAGTATTATTAACGTCTATTTCCCTATTAAAAAAGAAAAACTCATAAGTCGTACTAGTTTTAGGTTCACCATTAACCGTTAACCACTGAGTATGTGAATATCTAGTAGTCTCAAAATCCTCCACAGGATTAATGATTTCCTCAAGCACATCGTTTTCATACTGCTTAATTAAATCTTCCCTACCGAAATTATCAAAGTCAATTTCCATCGGAAGATTTATAAACGTATCTCCATTATTAACGGTAAATCTAAATTTATTCACAATTATCTATTATTGGTTGAAAGATTATGTTATTGAAAACGTTATTATTTTTCATTAGTGGCGTTTGTAAGAATAGTACCTCACCAAATGGGTAGTGTTCTCCGTTTAAAAATGGATAATTGACACCGTTACCACTTGAATCAACAAAACCGTAAGAGTATATGTCTCTCCATCTCCATTGTTGCTCATAGTTTGAAAAGAATGAGTAGTCCGGTACACCACTTACATCATTTTTATCGCCCACCTCAATATAATCGGAATACACTCTTAATTTTACTGAATGGTGTGGGTTATACGTATAACCATCAGGTAAATTAATATCCGCATTAGTTGTAAAAACATCAGAATTAAATGAAAATTTATGTGATATCGGTGAAAGCACAGTTTCTTTTTGGTCAAATTCATTCCATTCACAAATATCACCTTTCAATTCAGTACCGATAGGTAAATCTTTATTATAATAAAATCTAATATTTAATCCGTTATCACCTGTCCTATCATAAAAATCAACATCAATATTATCTTTATTATTACCATTTATTTTAGACCACCAATCATCCACACTATTTTCTAAAAAATTAAAACTCCATCCAACTTCTAATCCTTTAGTTGGGTGAGTTGCAGGTGGTTTATTAAAGTAACCAATATAACCTTTATTAATAATCGTTATAAATAATTCAGTTACAGGTCGGTCTAAATTATCCATTAAAGAAATTATATCAATATCCTTATCAAAAGATACTCCGAATGTTCCCCTACCATCTTTAATAGATATTCTTGAAACTTCATTAGGAGTTAATGCAGAATATTCTAATTTTTTATTAATAGGGAAATTATTTTGTTCAAACCCCATTTTAGTTAAATCCACATTTGAAACATCCGTTAAAGTTTTATGTTTTCTAACATAATACTTAGACATTGTTTCTCCTGAATTTTTAGGGTTTATAACACGTTTTAAATTTGACATATATCCGTCACTAATTGTTACTCCAGTAAAACCATAGTTATATACATTAAGAATTTTATCGTCATTTCCATATGCTTGGTCACCTAAACTATAAACCTCAAGAAGGTTACTGCCATTTATTGGCGTACTTAAATAAATGTAATCCCCCTGTTTTATATTATGTTTATAACCACAATAAAAGCTTAACATATTCTTACCGTTCACCACTCGGTTTTTAATTGTATAGGGTATACCTTCAGAAACTTGAAATGATATATTGGTACCACTTTCCTCATCAGTATATGTCATTATTTGATTATAATCGTTACTATGTGGATACGTTAGATAGGTGGACCAATTATAAGTTGAAGCACTTTTACTTCTATATATAATATGTCCAGGGACCGCACTTACTCTAAAAAAATTAAATTCATCATACGGTGGGTAACCTGTCCAGTCACAAGCGTTTAAATCTCCTAACGCATCCACTACAGTCTTAGTAGGGTCAATTAAATATAATTCATCCTCAAACGGTTGATAGTTATTTGTTTTACCTGAAACGATATTATCAAACAGATTAACTATTTTTCCCGCTACTCTAAACTTGGTCGATATTTGTCTTTCGTGGTCAAATCTTTCCTCTAAATTTAATAATACAGTTCTATCACCTTCGATAATACTTTTTTTGGTATTCTCTATAGGTACTTGAATAGATAAGTCCGTATCAGGAGCACCTGCGTATCTGTCAGAACCCCTAACAATCCTTATTGTTTGATTATTTTTTTGATTACCCATTTAAGTCAGCATTAAACATATATTTAGTTATGAACAAATTCATCGCACTTTTACCTTTTTTCAATCCAAAGTAATTTTGAAATGGTGAACCAACACGATACCCGTTACCAGAATCACCATCTGGTGGTGGAGTACCCGTAAAGATACCTAATGGTCGATTAAATAAGAATCCCGTCCCAAGTCCACTAGCGGGTTTTGGATAGTCATTAGCCCCATCAAATGTCTCATCTTGGTATTTCGCAGTTATCGCGTTGTCTGTTTTCCATGTATTTTGCTCGGTACCCCAAACACTACTACCATTCTGATATTTCCACCCATAATGTGGTATAATTTGACTACCAGGGTATTTAAAATTACTTGTTAAAAACGGACTTAGGGGGTTTAAAGCCGTTGGCTCATTAAAAGTTAATTGACCTGGTCCTAATACCCTTCTATCTTCAACTGTACTACCAATTGTATTATATATACTTTTAGTACTACCCGTAAACCATATACCCATTAAACTATCATTAACTGAAATACTATCCGCATAGTTTCCGGATAGATAAGGGAGTACTCCAAACTCAGTATTAATTGAAATCATTTGTGCGTAATCTCCATCGATTCTAGAATCAGTGAACTGATTAATAATACCACCATCTCTTGAAAATAATGTCTGTACAGACGCATCTTCCGCACCTAGTATTTTTTCAATAAATGACGTACTAATTAATCTTGAGATAATAAATAAATTTAATAATCCCGATATGTCTTGATATGATGTTGTTTCAATTTCATCCACAATATACCCTTGGAACTCAGGAGTTAATAAAATTTCTTTTAAGAAATCAGTTTTTGGACCTAAATCCATTATTGTTGTTGGTTGAAAAATATTACCGTCATTAGCACCTATCGTAGATAACCCACCAAAAGCCCCGTAGTTACATTTTTTTGATGGTACAAAATTACCATTATAAAAGGGTGCAGACCTATAAAAGAATGAATTAGTATCCGTATTAAAATAAAGTGGACCACAATTCTTCTTATCTACTGAAAATAATCCGCCCTCACCACTCTGTGGGTCACCACAATACTTATAACGTTTTACTTCATTGTCACTATTATAAAAAGTTCTTTTTTGAAATGATGGCATATATAGAGTTCCGTTAATCCAATTGTTTTGAAACGAATGGGCGATTACCCCTCGACATGCAGCAAACATAAATTTAATTCTAGTTCTCCACTCAACAAGGTAGGCGAAATCTCCTTTTTTTCCAAACAAACTAAAAATAAGGGGATTGTCAACAAAAACATAACAACCACCTTGTATTCTATCAAATTCACTACAATCTGGGTTTACTCCAAAATCATCCCCATCACCGGTATAGCATCTAAGAACAACCAACCCATCACATGTAAAAGTTTGTAATACATCAGGTAGCCCTGAGGAGTCTGGGTCAGCTTCTAAATCACCTAAACCACCTGAACTATCGTTAGAAACGGTCCCACCTCCACTACCACCAACTAAAGTACTTTGTCCGCTATCTCCAACCATCCAAAGAGAAAATGTTTCATTTAACATAAACGGAAAGTCTTGGTAAGTTCTTAAAGTTGCGTCAAGGCCCGTATCCCTATACGATGAAGTAGGTAATCTATCAGACCTAAATATTAATTGTGTCCTATCATTCATCTCGATGGTTGGAGTATTTAAATCAGGAACTAATGGGTCCTCATCTAACCAATATGACGGCGCGATAGTATATCCACGGTCAGTATTGACGTTTAAAGCTGAGTTTGGGGACTTATTCGTCCATTGGTATGATGCACCATCAATACGTCCCTGACCGTTTTTCGTAGCATTAGTATTACTTATTGAATATACATAATTAGGTTGTACGCCTGACCCTTCTGCTGGCGGTAAATCTGGTGCCCATGGTCCAGGTGGAACGAACGGTATAATTGTACCATCAGCTGAGTTAGTAGAGTTAACTGTTTTACCATCCGAACTACCCATATCCCCATTACCTGAGGTATTAAAGGTACCCAAATTATTTCCCCATTGTATACCTAATGAAGAATAATATGCAAATGCCGTTGTCTCAAATGGTGTAAATGAGTTTATTAATGTTATACACCAACTACCAAAACCACCTGAGGTTCCAGGGGTATATATGGAACTATTAAACGTTAATTCAATGTTTCCGTTTGCGGGGTCATATGAATTAACAGTAGCTATTATATAATTTGAATCATCCAAAGATAATTTTACCTCGTCTCCCGTAACATACGGTAAATTAAAACCTATTGTAAAACCAGAGACCGTACCTTGAGGTTGCGGTAAAGGTATGGTTTGATTACTACAATTTACATATGTCGTCCCGTTAACAGGTGGGGTAAACAAAAAAGATTTATAAAATAAATTACTATTAGAATTTCCAATTCCATTATTATCAAATCTGAGATTTGATGTTAAATCATCGTAGTGACTTTCAGGTGTGTACTGGTCTCCACTACTCTCACTAATAGGTATATTTGGAAAATAATCACCCTCAAAAACAGTTTGGGAATAAGTACTACTATCGGAATAACTACTAGCTCCAAACAACATAGACATATTAAATTTCATCTTTTGTCTTGGGGCAAAAGGGTCAACACCCTTAGCCATAAAATATATTTTTAAAGATTTATATTCCGAAAAATATTCTGTCCATGATAGTGATTGAATAACTTGTTTACCACCAAATGGAGCAGGTATTGGGTAACCACATGGTAACTGATTAACTTTACCAATCATATAATTCCATAATATTGATTGATTTATGTAGATGGTATTATTAGAGTTTCCCGTCATAATATCAAACGCTTCACCTATCGTCATACTACCAATTACTTGGTGATACTCAAGACCCGTTTTAAAATTATATGACAATCCTGAAACAGGTGAGTAGAAATCCATATCAACATTCTGAGTATTACCATTAGGGTCTATATATTCGATTGCACTTGGAACCTGAACATAATTAGAAGGGTTGTAAGTCATAGTTCCCTCTATACTTTGGTACCCGTATTGGTTAACTGTTAATCCAGTATTATTAACGTTTTCGTCAGGTACCAATTCGGGGTCTACAAAACTTAATAATTGTCCATTATCCATATTAACTTGAGAGTCAGTAACCATTATAAGAGGCATATCTTCGTATCTATTTACACCAGGACTTGGAGGTGGAGGAACAACACCATTAGATGCGAATTGGTCATTTATAAGGTCAACCAACATACGATTTGGGGTCATGTTATTGATGAAATTACCTGGATTATTCACATCTTCTATCTGTTCAAAATATCGTTCCCTCTGATTCATTAAGTTTACCGCCTGAGGTAACGTTACATGATAGGCGGTTCTTTGATAAGGTGAAGTATTAGCTGAGTCCACCACAGCAAAAGGACTTTTATACCACTTATTAGAAGGTTGTGTTAAATTACCAGCCCCATCACCTGTTATTTCAGCATCAGGGTCATATCCTGAAAATAAAACTGTATTGTAATTTGCTCCCGCAAGGGTGTCGGGGTGGGAGTTATTATTATAACAGTAATAACAAATTTGTGAGTCAGTACCCGAATCAGGTATCGTATTACCATTAGGTAATTGAGAACTTCCAGAACATTTAATTGGTGGCTCATACGCACCAATACTAACAAAATCAGCTAAAATACTGTCGTTGTTATTCGCCAATGCCACATTTAAATCCTCAAGAGTATCACTCTCAGCTGGCGGCAGATTAATTTCCGAACAATTACAAGCCTCACAATCGGGATAAGTAATCATAGGTAGAGTTAACCTCTTGAATGGGTTATCTTTAGGTAGTTCAGCAATAGTTTCTTTTTTACACTGACTTCTCTTAAGTTTAGTGAAGGGTATAGACGCAACAATTTTACAAATAAAGAAAATTATAACATTTACAATCTTCAAAACAAAATTTATTAAAACTCTAAAAACTGGATATAGTAACGCTAAAACGTGCATTATCGGTAAAATAACAAAAATAACTGGTGAAATAATGTTTAGTAAAATATTAAATAAGAAGTATATTAAATCAAAATTTCTCTGACCATCATTTGTGGGAAACCTATTATTCTCACTCGCACATGACTTATCTAAAATTTCTTTTATACCATAATGTGATGCCCTATTAATACCATATTTCCAACGGTCAATATGAGCTGCCGTTGTGTATACTTTATTAAACCCAAACTGATAAAATGTATCCTCACATTTTATTGCGGCATCTTTATCGTAGTAATCCCCCCAATCTAACGAAAATGAATATGATTTATTTCTATTTATAGGATTCGTTCCATAATTATCGCCAGGACTAGTAGTACCTGTCCAATGTTCTTTTATGTTTGGAATTAAATAATTGGCTCTCATTATTTGAGTTTGTAATCCCGCCTCATTTTGCCATTTAACCTTAAACCTGTATTTAGATTTAGTTGGTACACCGATTGTTGGGTCGGCTGAAATTACTCTTTCTCCAAACTCATTAGTGGTTATATAATCTAAGTTCATCGGTAGGTCAATTAACCAAGCACCATTATCATCTATAACATTACCACCGTCCTCTAATTGGTATTGTTCAAGTACAGGGTCACCATTTACATCTTCCTCGATTGTGTGCCTTATGGCTAAAATCTCTCCAGGACCCGCAACCATGTCACATAGGTTACCCGTATCTTTTTTAGGTCTACAAGTGGCTTTAATGTATTCATCATCATTTGATGACGTAATCGAACCCATAAAAACAGAATGTGGAAGTATCTCAATACCTTGGTTAGATAAATCAAAGTCAACTCTAGTAATTCCAACGTCACACATCTCATCTTGACCCCAAAATGAACTAACATCGATATCTTTTATTTCGTGAACTATCTGTGGTAATGAATCAATATTTTCAGAATCTTTGAATAGTTGACCATTAAATTGAGATTTAACCCCTCTACCCATTCTAATTAAATCGGAAGGTCTTAATGAAAATTCACCCATATTAGACAGGTCTAAATCCATAACAATTTTTTGACTACCTAACGGTACCCCTACTATCATAAAATCGCCTGACGCATTGGTTCTTACAGAATACTTATAATACTTTTCATAAACCTGTAAAACTTCTTTACGTGTTAACACATCATCAACTGTTGGAAATGTTCCCGTAGCATTGTGCCCATAATACTCATCCTCATAAGGTAAAAGATTATAACGATACCCATCCTCATTTTTAGCGGTTGGTGTTTTATATGGGTAAAGTGTAGAAATTATCGGGTCTTCCTCATCTACACTATCTAAAGGTATAAAAATAGAAATATGAGCATTAGGTATACCTAACCCTCCATTGGCGATAACACGACCCACAACGACACCATAGTCGGCACAGAACTGTGTGTATAAATCTTCTTGTCTTAATTTTAAAGACAGAATTTCTAACGAATCAAAATCTTGGTCAATTTTAACATTAATATTTCTATCAACTCCAGGTTCTGTTCTTATTCTAATTGATTTTGGCATAATTAGTTTTTAAGATAAATAGTTATTCATCCTAATTTTAATTTGATTTTGTCAAAAGTATATGGATAGATTTAAGAGAAGTCGACATTTTTAAGTGACTTAGCTCTTACTTTGATATCGTTATCAGGAAAACGAATTTGATAAACTTGATTTGGTTGCGCAAAAATTGTGTCATCAATCAATTTTATTTGTTTTGTTTGACTGTCGGAGTATCGTTGAGATGTCTGTGAGTTAGAGTATCTACCGCCAACCTTTCCGAAAACTTTTAAGTCGGATAATGAAATAACTCCAGGGATGTCTTGAACTATTCTTCTTACATCTGAAACATTTATATTATTACCTAATTGTTGTTTTTGGGGTGAAAAATAACTATCAACAGAGTTAATAATATTGGTTATAATTTGTCCTTGATTCTGAGTAGAATCCATAACAACTGATAAGTCAAATTCTAAATCAACAACATTAGCGCTAGATATTGCGATATAATCATTTATCATCCTATAATGTGATAGATAATTAGCTATGTTCTGTTTTAAAGTATTAGATACCGATTCCGTTAATTTACCTTGATTATCATATGAAAGAATTTCAATTTTTATTTTATTATCTTCCTCAGTAATCGAAGCTTTAGCTGGAGCACCATATCTACTAGGCATAGTCCTAACTAATGAGTTATAGTCATTTACAGTTACCGCTCTTTTTTGTGCCGCAAAATTAAATGATACCATATTCCTAACCTCATCAGTGGTAGGTAAATCCCCTCCACCAATTGCTGCAGTAACATTGGTAACCCTTAAACTTTCAATGACATTTTGACTAATAGTACTAGATGGTCCATTTACATCAAAATACGTTGTACCAAATTGAGTTAACACATCAACTCCAATGTTGGAAGCTTTACCCCCACCAATCCTATATTGAACAAATAATGTGGTGTTAGCCCTAACGGTCACACCTAATCCAATATTATTTTGATAATCCTGTATTCTTAACGGAACACCCGTTCTGGTAAATTCCTGTAATTGTTCTTCAGGTGTGGTAGTACCTCCCCCAAAATTTATTTTACAATAACCTTCAGGTGTATATTCTGATACGAATCTAGTTTCGGTTTCAATATACTTGCCGACTTTAATTCCTGGTTGGTCGGCGGGCTTGGTTGGGTCTTCAATAAATATTTTAGCCTCCGCCAAAGCGTCTACCTCATACCATCTATTAGGTGAACTAATAAACTCATCATATGTTGGTGGTGATTGGTAATTAACTCCGTCTTTTTGTATTAACGAAGTTATACTTATAACATTTTTTTCAGGTAAGAAGAACTCAAAAAATGGTTTAACATCATTATTATTGATAACTTTTTTAAAAGTTTTAGTTAAACCATTTACCACAACTTCTCTTTTAGTCATGGTATAATTAATTAAACGATTATTAGCGTCAAAGTTCGGGGTTTTAGTACGATTAGGAAATCCCTCACTATTATATTGTGAAGTAAACTCAATATCATTAGGGTTTTCAAATACTTGACCTCCACCAATAAATTGAGAACCAGCTCTCATTGTACCTAAGTACCTTTCGTCTTCTTGGTCACCTAATGCGGGCACTGTAATTGATACGTCAACTAAGGCAATAGATGGTCGATTACCGGGTATTTTTAAACCGTATGTTCTAGCAATATTATATATTGAAGATTTTTGTTGAGCGTATTGGAGTACCGTCTCTTGGATACTACGGTCCATATGATAGTGTAGGTTATCTCCAATCGCAGCATTTAAATCCATAAATACCGAATAAATGGATGCGTCATTAAAATTACCTATTAAATCCGGGTAATATTGTTGAGTATAATTTATCAATTCCTGTCTTAAGGATTGAAAGTCTCTATCTGTGTATGAAATTTTACGGTTAGCCATATACTATTAAATATTTATAATCACGAAATCTTTTGATGAAAATGTACCATTAACAATAGTAAAGTCAATTCTTAGTTTTGCGGTGTACTCTACAGCACTATCACTGGCCACACGAAAGACTTGTCCACTTAATTCATCATAATTTATTTCTCCGGGTAATGCCTCTGTTTCGACATATGGTTTAATACTTATATCATTTATTTGTAAATTAGGTATAAATGTATCTACGGCTTGTCTAACATCCGCCTTAATGGCATCAAACGTAGGCCCATCCATTGGCTCAAAAATAAACTCATAAATACGAGTACCAAAATTGGGTAAATAATACCTACTTCCCTTTCTAGTTAATATTAAATGTAGTAAATCCGCCCTAATCTCCTCATTAGGTGATTGAGTCAATCTAAGGTAGTCTCCTTGTAAACTATCCCTAAATGGAAAAAATACTCCGTATGTTTTACCGTCTGCCATATTTCATAAATATAAACACAGATTATTTTATCTAAATATAAAAGAAAAAAGGTTAGACGAATCCAACCTTTTTACATAATACACATATATTTCATCCCTTAACCTTCACACGCAACACATTGTAAATCATTTAAATTTAATTTTTTTCTAGCAAATGCTTGTGCTGAGTTCATTGAATGTTGATAGTATAGTGTTTTTACCCCTAATTTCCATGAGTCAATAAGTAGTTTATTCACATCTTTAGTTGGCATTTCAGGTGACACCATTAAATTTAATGATTGTGATTGGTCAATATAATCCTGTCTGATTGCCGCTTGATTAATAATTGAAGATTGATTAATTTCTGCAAATGTTCTAAAAACATCTTTTTGTTCATCACTTAAAAAATCTAAATGTTGTACAGAACCATCACCCTTTTTAATACTGTCCCACGTATCTTTATTATCCATATCCATAGTACTTAACAATTCTTTTAATACTGGATTTTTAATTGTGACCTTCATTTTCGCTACGTCTTTTACGTAACAGTTAGACCAAATAGGTTCAATAGATTGTGAAACTTGACCAAGAATAAATGCTGAAGAAGTAGTTGGTGCAACTGCATTAAGTGTTACATTTCTTCTACCATACCCTTTTAGATATTCTGGTTCCCCAAATATTTTAGCCAATTCTTCTGACGCCTTGTATGATTTATCTTTAATGGTTTTAAACACCTCAACATTAAGTTTAGCCGTTTCTCTTGTGTCAAACGCTAATCCTTTTGATTGTAAAAGAGAATGCCAACCTAAAACACCTAAACCAAGAGCTCTTTGTCTTTTAGCAAAGTTATAAGCCTTTTCCATGTATAAAAACGCCATTTTACCTTCTCTCGTCCCGTTGTCTCTTAATTCCTCTAATTTATTACAATACTCAGTAACGACAGCATCTAAAAAATAAACCATAGTTTCAACAGCGTCAGTATCTTTCCACTCATCATAATAAAGTACATTCATAGATGACAAAACACAAACAAATGATTCGTCTTCAGAATTATGTAATGCAATTTCAGAACAAAGATTGGAGTTATATATCTTAGCCCCTTTATCTTGATAAACGTCAGGTGCGTTGTTATTCATTGTATCATGAAACATAATATATGGATAACCAATCTCACCTCTTCTTTGAATTACTTTTGCCCACACTTTTCTTTTATCGTCATCTCCATCAATCATATCTTCCATGAATTTATCAGTTACGGTCACTGCATGTGTCAAATCTTGAATTGAAGCCCCTTCTGTACCAATCTCTAAAAACTCCATAATGTCGGGATGTTCAACAGGTAAGTAAGGTGAGAACCTACCTCTACGTGTTGCTCCTTGTGAAATATTATCCACTACACTCTGAAAAAGATTCATAAAATGAACCGCTCCTGGCGCATGTCCATTATCGGTTATCTTAGCCCCACGACCACGAATGTTACCGAAATACCCTGAAGTACCTCCACCCATTTTACTCATCTCACCAACCTCAGCCTGAGTAAATAGAATTGATTCTATACTATCGCTGACATTAGAACCAAAACAACTAACGGGTAGACCTCTTACTTTACCGAAATTTGCCCATACTGGTGATGATAGTGAATACCATCCTTTACTCATATATTCGTAAAATTTATCGGCGAACCCTTCTTTACCTAATAGTTTTTCTGCGTGTTTTGCAATTGTTTTTATTCTATCTAAAGGTTCCTCACCCTCACTCAAATAACCTCTACGAAGAAACGTAATTGATTCTTCATTAATCCAATTAAAAGGTTTTCTATTTTTCATATTATTGTTTTATTATTGTTTGTTTTTAAAATAAATCGTTAGATGTTATCGATTTCTGTTTTTTACTGTAATTTATACTTCTTTTATTAAAAAAGTCAGTATGTTTTGTAGTTAGAATTTCATCATCAAACCACTCAGTTGTTTCCAATAGTGTTTGATTAATTTCAAAAATACTATCAACACCTATAGAGTTCAAAGATACATTAAATCTATGTTTAATGAACTCCATTGTTTGTTTTTTAGTTAAAAATTCTAAATCGCCTTTTTCGAAAATCCAATTAACTACTTCAGTCTCCGCCTCATAAGCCTCTTTAGTCGCTATCACTAAATCTTCAACTAATTGTGGTGTCCACCAATCAGGATTTTCTTTTTTAATTAAATTAACTAATTCAAACCCAAATTCAGCATGAATATTCTCTTCTTTAGATGTTGCCTCAACCGCGTTACTAATACCTTTTAATTTATTTTTATGTTTATTAAATGACATAATAACTAAAAATTGTGAAAATAGTGATACGTTTTCAACAAACATTGAGAATAACACTATAGACTCAAAGTATTCTTTATCATCGACCGATTTAGAGTTTGAGATAGCCTTTTCTAAGTATTTAATTCTTCTTCTCACTTGTGGAACTTCTAACAAATTTTCAAATTCACCATTAAGCCCTAATAATTGGATTAGGTGTGAGTAAGCGTCCGCATGTCTCACTTCCGATTCGGCAAATGTAGCACCTACATTACCAATTTCAGGTTTTGGCATTCTTTTATAAATGTCACCCCAAAATGATTTAACTGCAACTTCAATTTGTGAAATCGCTAACATCGCTCTTTCAACTGCAGATTTTTCTTTTTCATTTAAATGTACTTTATAGTCTTGGATATCAGACGTATAATTAAATTCTGTGTGTACCCAATAGGAGTGTCTAATTGCGTCCACATATTCATTTAAATTTGGGTACTCATAAGGTTTAAGATTAGTTCTTTTTGAAAAAATGTTAGGTCGATTTTTAGAACGATAAATAATATATTCTTTTGCTACATCATTTAATCCATTATCCATCAATTTATTCTCTACCATATCATGAATCTCATCCACATTAGGAATTCTTTCTTTATTACCTCTAAAAAGTCCTTTAGTTGTGAGTCTAGCTATTTTTTCAGCCATACCCTCATCTACTTTATCTATACTTTTCATCGCGTTTAAAATGGCCATTTCAATCTTTTCAGATTTAAAAACCACTTTATCTCCACTTCTCTTTATTACATAACGAATGTCTTTAGTGACACTATCAATTAGATTGTCCATATACTATTGTTTTTAAAAAATTTTATATTTTACTTTCCCTTTGTTTTCTCTTTTGTAGTAGTTCTTGAATACGTACTTTGTTTTTCTCTTCTTTTTGTTCTTCCATACCTAAGAAGGTTACACTACTATCCGTATCAATTTCTATCATTTCGTTATCGAATTTGCAATTTTCAAATACAATACCATCTTTACCAATTCTTGATTTGGTAATAGCTATTGTTGCTAAATTCATTTCTTTCTGCTGTAGGGATTTAGCGATAGAAATAATAACGTGACCTACTTGGGCCTTTTTAATTGAACCACCCATTTGGTCTGTGGTTACAACTTCAGAAGATATTGAGGAACGATTCCCTTGGGTAGCCGTCCAACCAGCAATATCTAATTCATGACACATAGATTCAAACCCTCTCATAACTGAACCTTCACTTTTCCATTCGTCCCCTAAATTTTTATCAGGAACGATACAGTCAATATAATCAACTACAACTAAATCTATTTTAATTCCTTCAGCAACCATTTTACGTATTTGATTCTTTATCTGATTCATCGTTAATGTATCTGAAGGTAATTTTTTTAGTATAAGTCTGTTAGGTGCATTTTCTTTAATTTGTCTAACTTTTTCTAAAACCTCTTCTCTTTGTACTGACAAATTATCAGGTGCGATTTTTGTCCACATAGTGAAATGTTTTCTTTGTATAATTTTAGGGTTATCCTCAAAAAATATTTGTAATACGTTATAACCTAAGTTAAACGCATTATTTGCAATTTTACTAAGAACTGTAGTTTTACCTACACCTGTCGGTGCTAAAATAACACCAATTTCACCTTTTGCTAATCCACCTTTTAGTAGATTATCAATACCTGTTATACCGATAGGAATTGGATGTCTGAAGTCATCATCTAATACCTCGTCTAAATTAAAAAATACATCCGCAGTTCCCGTATCTACTTCCCCAACTTGTAACGCCTCTCTAACCATTTCTTCTAAATGGTCATAAGATTCAAAATCACCTTTGTCGATAATTTTTTGAGCTTTTGACATTACTTTCTGTAACTCTTGTTGTTTACAGAACTTTAAAGCCTTTTCTTGAACATACTGATACCCATCTTCAGGGGCATCAACTACCTGAGTTATCATGTCTAAGACCATTTTTTGAGCCATAGGTGATGTAACCTCAGATTTAGTAATTTGTTCAAGTGTTGAGAATGAAGGAGCGTGTTCATATTTGTGATAATACTCCTTGGTCATCTGCATAATTAACTTAAAATATTGATTGTCAAAGTACTTAGGTTCCAACACATCAACAATAGAACTTGCAAAATCCTTATAAAGGATAATATTGTTAAGTATTTGTAGTTGAAATGTATTACCGAGGTAACCAAAATTCTTTTCTTTTGACATATTTTATTGAGTTTTAATCTGTGTTTGTAAATTATAAATATGGGTAAACTAGTGAATGCCCCAAGTACTTGTAAGTTAAATTTTCACTTGAGAAAGTGTCAGTTAAGTTACGAAGTAACTTTTTTAGGTGTGGGCGTACATCCACAGTGTATCTAGTCTTTGGTGGGTATAATTTAGCGTCCCAAATTCTATGACAAATTGTCTCATCTCCTATCTTAAGGTATAGGTTAAAATTCTCATCGCCTTCAGTATTTGAAGTTTCTAAAAGTTCGGGGTTGTTTATAATTTGACCCATGTTTTCCGTAAGGTAGTCAGATGATTTAACCTTCAAGTCCTCTTGAATTATTTCAGAGAATCCCTTGATTACATCATAAAGTTCAACACTTCCCCTCGCCTTAGGATTATAACCCCTGACATTAAAATACCTTTGTACAACAAAGTTGTTGTTTAGAGTCATTAAGAACTCTAATTTGGTTGTTTCTATTTTTTCTTTCATATTAAACGTTTTTTAGTTTTAAATCTTCTTTTTTCTTTTCTTGTTAATTTCATAAAGGGGGTTAAAAATTCAACCCACGCGTTGTCATGTTTTGGTAGATACTTAAAAATTCCATCTTTCATCATCATCCTCATTAAATTTTTATAACCTCTACCATCAGGGTCTAAATTTTCTGTATGGTACTGTTTTATAATTTCTTTTGAGTCCTCAGTAATTAATGGTTGAGACAAATCTACGAGTTTTTTATTAATTATAAAAAATTCTTCACCATAAATTCCTCTTTTAGTTTTACCTGAGAGTAAATTTTGTAAAGCTCGATTGTCTTTATCATTTTTATGTAGTTCCTCCGCACGTTTTAAAATATCATCAATAGTTATGACACTATCAACTATTTCAGGAAATAACTTAACAAATGTTTTTTCACCCATGTATCGAATACCATCAATATTATCTGATTTATCGCCAGATATAATTTTAAATGTTGATATGTTTGCATGCGGGATAGATATTTCCTTTAAAGGTACCAAATCTCCATTTTTAAGAGTTATCTTCTTCATGGGTTGGTACACTTCTACTTTATCAGAGATAAGTTGTGTGAGGTCCTTATCTGAAGAATAGATAGTCTTATACTCATTCTCAGATATGTGACAATAATATGCGATTAAATCATCACTTTCAGTGTTTTTAACAGAAACTTGTCTGATAAACATTTCTTCAAGATATGCTTTAACTTGTTGTACTTGCCACTCAAACGATTCTTTTTTTGCATCGTTTAATGTTTGCTTACGATTACCCTTATAATCTGGTGAAATAAGTTTTCTTTGGTACGAGTTGTTTTCCCCATCCCAAAACACAATTACCTTATCATGGTTGTGTTCATTAAGAAACTTTTTAATTGTGTTGACAAAATGGTAGATACCTCCAATATGTTTACCCTCATGGTAGAAATCTCTAACTCCATGAAAACCTATTTTAAATAAATTATTTCCGTCAATTAATAATGTTTTAACCACTTTATTTGTGTTAAATTGTTACACTTCTTGTTTTTCTTCCTCTAACTTAAAGTCACCTTCAACTCCGATAACTTTTTTCCAATACTCAGATTGCTCACTTTTGTATTTTTCAATTGATTTTTTTTCCTCAGTACTCTCTTTGCCCGCTATGAATCCGTGAGGTGTTACAATTATTTTTCCATCAGCATATCCTAATCCATTAATGTGATTTTTCATTACTGATATTTTTGTTCTGGACGCGAACTTTACTTTTCTTTTGTTCTTAACTGCCGCTATAGTTGTTGTTCCTGCGTTTTTCTGATTACCAAATAGAAACACTAAAGATGAATTTAACCATATTGATTCACCTCCCTTAGCTTTAATTTTAGGTTGACCAAATGGTGAGTCAGGTAACGCAACCCACGGTTGATTAACAATTAATAAAGTATTCTCATACTTTGAGTCAGCTTTACGTGAACCCGATATTCTTTGGTTTATACCCATTCCTATCTTATCCGCCAATGTCGAAGCATTATGTTGTTTACCTCCTTTACCATCAAATGTCATTTTACATGGTACTGAACCTACAGAGTCCCATAAGAAAAGTAAGTCATACTCTAACTCACCCTTATTTTGTGCATCTAATAATTCATTAATATAGTCAGTTATTTGCTCTATATAATTAAAATTATTATTAAATATAAAGAACCCATCCCAATCTAATTCACCTGTTTCTTCATCAACCACTTCATCACACTCGAAACCCATAAGTTTTGCGTGTTCAAAAGACCATTTTTGTTCTGTAATAATGAATACAGGTAATACACCTTTTTTTTGGGCATCTACTGCCGCCTTTACTAATGCAGTTGTTTTACCTGTATCTGAATGTCCTAAAAACATATTTAAATGACCTATTGCCGGTCCAGGTAATCCAACGGCATCTAAGAAATCCTCACCCAAATCAAAAAACCTTTGTGGTTTGTATTTTGCGGATGTAGAAAATTTCTTCTTTATACTACTAAAATCTTTTTTCTTTATTGCCATATTTTTTTAAATTGATAAAGATGGTGACAACATAACTGTCGTCACCATCATCATGTTAGTTGTTATTAAAATGGTAAGTCTGTGTCCACACCCATTTTTGATTGTGGGTCAGTAGTCCCTTCAGTTTTAGTTGATTCATTTGAACCACCTAATACTACTTCAGAAGAGTCGTCACCATATACATACTTTTTTAAGTCAGTACTCCATACAGGTGTTTCACCTCTCGCAATCGCCTCTAAATATTCTACAGGTTTCTGTGCGTAAACATCTTGCCATGTTAACTCATTTGTCATCCACTCTTTCATTTGAGACTCGTCTGTATGAATAGCACACGGGTCATCATACATAACCGTTTGTACTACAGTGTACTCAATACCTTTAGGTGTTTTCGCCTTTGATAGTTCAACCATCAAGTCACGTCCCTCATTAGCATCGGTTACATCACCTTTTGCTTTCCAAATCGGAATGATTTTATCTAAGATACCTTCTTGTTTGTAGTTATCTTTAAATCTCCAAAATTTAGGTCCGTGGTCCTCATTATCTCTGTCGATAAGTTTTACAATGTAAAATTTACGTGGACGATATTGTCTCGCTAAATCTTTATCAGATTCTTTACCTGTTGAGATTAGTTCTTCGTAAACCTCAGTAAGAGGTGAACGTTCTCCGTCATTTTTACCTGGGTCATAAAGTTTAGTCCATTTACCGTCAATCTGTACCTCATGATACCACACTTCCTTAAAAGGTGATGAACCATCAGGTGTTGGTAGTATACGTACTCTTTTCTGTCCCGAACTTGTACCTTTTGGTAAATAAGTCGTAAAATAACGTTTTAACCTATCTTCTTGAGAGATAGATTGTCTTCCTGTGTTTGATTTTGAGGTATTCTGCTCATACTGAGCTAATACCGCGTCTAATGCATTTGCCATAATTTTTCTTTTTTCTCTGTTATTATTTATTTATCGTTTACTCAAGTAATAATATAACAAAGAAAGTCATGAAGTCAAATAAAAAAAGACCATTTAGAATGGTCTTTAATTTTTATTTATAAACTTTATATAATATGTAAGGGGTATTAATATTCTTGTTCTAAAGGTGCATCAAACGAATCTTTAATATCTCTATCTGAATAACTTTCTACTTCATCAGACGTTAGCACATATTCATTTTTACCTGTCTTTTCCATATCAGGACCTTTGTCCATAAAGAAATCGGTTAACTTTTGATTATATGGGTAACTATCTAAACTTCTTAGTTGTAACTTTTCTTCAGGTGATTTTTGACGATATTTTTCAACTTTATCTTCTAAACTATTAATTTTAACTAATATTTTATCCATATCAGATAATTTAGAAGTAAGGTCATTTAACCTATCCATCATACTATCCATATATTCCTCTTGTTTAGTTGACATATCTTTTTGAGTAGTAACTAAATCAGTTATATCTAATTCTTCTGTTCCACTCTCTTCAACATCTGAATCAGATGAAGGTTCGTCCACAACTTCAACATCGGGGTCGGAATCAACATCAACAGGTTGTACATCATCAATCTCAAGTTCAGGACTTTCTAAATCAAGGTCACCACCTTCAATCGGCTCAGGTAAGTCAGTTTCTTGCTCAGTAATATATTTGTTAATATTATTATATTTACTTATTTCTTCTAATATTTTCTTATCTATAGACATTTTGTATTTTTTTTTAACCGTTCAAAAGTGTTTTTACCCCATGAGGTGTTTCAACTCTTAAAGTCCTATTTAGTTTCATAGAATTATCAACTCTTTCTATAAGGCCATCTCTCATTCTTACGGTATAACAATCTCCAGTGTCTAAATCACAAACTTCTTTGTAACCATTACCCGTATTTTTTTCAGTTATTCTAGTGTCTTTTGACAAAAACTGGTCTAATAATGCTTTAGTATCCATAATGTTTTATTTATAAATATACGATAAATGCTCTTTTTCTTAAATTAGTTCGTATTCCAAGTGTTTATTTTAGATTTAAAAACCTTCTCGGCAGTATCAAAAAGTTGTTTTGATTCTGTATTTGTGTTTAAATCGTGATTAACTGAAGCAATAATTGAATCATCAATATTACTACCAGCAGTTAATTCTTTATCCATAGTAGTAAATCTAAAGGTATAATACCATAAGTACGCAAATGTTTTAGGTAAATTACCATTTATTGTTGTATTAACTAAAAACGCCTCAATTATTTGTTCATACTGTGAACATACTTGATTCATAAAGTTAATTGAATCCCCTGGTGATTTAAATGAGAGATAAGGTACCGCATAATCACTATCATTAACACAGACTTGCTCTTCAAAATTAATTGTCCATCTGGCATTTTCTTTAAGGTTTTTTAAGTTGAAATGATTATTATTTATACTTAACACATTGGTTCCTTTACCATTTTCAACATAACCAACACCAAAAATAAATCGTTTTACATTATCGTTAAGATTACTACTTCCGTCAATTAAAGTTTTAAATTTAGTCTGAGTAATACTTTTTCGTATAATATCAACATAAGGTTTATTAATTTTTTGTACTGCAACACATTTTTGATTATCAGTGATTTGTGTTTTTGCACCACTCTTGTTTGAACTATTTTTTATATTTGTTGAACGGGTAACTGTATCAGCGGTTGAACCAGCAAGAGAAGGAATCCTTCTAACTTCTGATAAATAATTTTGTACAATTTCTCGATTCACACTCGATATTAGACCATCCGGCATTTTTAATGAGTATTTTGACATACGTACACCCTCAAAACTAGTTTGAAAATCGCTTGTTGTTATATCATGAGTCACACTTGTTATTAAATAAGGACCGTAAAACATAGGTACGTACCTTAGATTAAAGTACATTGTAGGTTGAATCATAACATTACCCATAGATGTCACACTACAATTATAACTAGCCGCTTTATAAAAATTATATAAACTTACCGACTGTTGAGCTACTTTTTGACCATCGGCTTGCGCCCCCATATCCGCAAGTACTTGGAATGTTGGTTCGATATTTTTTCTTTGAGACATATCAATGTTAATTGATTTAAATATACTTTGGTTTTGTCTTCCAAAATCTACATTAAATGCTACAACTTTATTTCTATCTGAAAAATTAGTTACTCCGTCTTCGGACGCCCTAACTCCACTTTGTGAAGGTATTGATAAATCAAAAGAGTCGTCACCATATAAATAATTATCATTTTCAGGTGAGGTGTTTAATTTTTCTGATGGTTTACCAACATAAATTGCCAATAATTTAGGTTCAGACGTGTGAGTATCAACTTCTAAAAAAGTACCAAAAGTATTATTTGCAACATCACTAAAAGCCGGATTTGGCATCCCTTCTTTAACTCTCTCATTTCTACCATAAAAATTAGCGTACGATGGTGTCGGCATAAAAATAAAATTATTTTTTTCTAAAATTGTACCGATTAAATCTAAGACACTTGTTTGTGCGCTATTACTTTTCAAGAACCCCCTTAATTGATTAATATTAATAATAACTTTATTTCCAATAGGTCTATTTGCTTTGTCTAAAAATAAAAACTGTTCGAACAATGTTTTATTTTTAACGTCTTGTCCCGATATCCACCTATCATTAAAATTTTTAAATGTTTCCCACAATGATGTTTTCATAGTACCACCCTTATCATCTAACTTAGAAATCCTAACTTGAGTATTGTTTACTTTTACGTTGGGTAGTGTTTTATTTAACGTCCTAAATATTTGATTTAACATGTCGTTTTGAAATGTGACCTGACCAGACATAAATGAATCAAACGTCTGTTGAAAATCACTTTTAGTTAAATCATTATTATTCATTTTTTGAGTCATAAAAACTTTAATAATTTGTGATAAATCTCGAACATTTTCTTTAGTAAATTGAATATCCATAGTTGGGAAAAAATCGGTTATAAACGAACCGTTATCACTATACATTAAATCAAAATCATCATAATAACCGACACGTAAGTATAACTCATCCCAAGCCTCAGGTGACGACCCTTGACTACCTACTAATGTGGTGGCGTTTGTTGCTGTAGGAACCGACCCTTCTCTATAATAACTAAAATCGATAGGGTCTATAGGTATAAGACTTTCGTTAGATGAGAATGAATCAAATACTCGTCTACTAAACCTACCTGGATTACCTATTTTTAATATTATATCCCTTTCAAGTATTTGTGTTTTATTTAAATTAACAAATTGTTCCATTTGTTTGTCTGAAATAGTTTTAGCGTCATTTATTGAATTATCTGTTAGTTCAGGTTTATCGACAATAAGTAAACTTGCCATAACTTTTTCAATGTTATAATTGTATTCAATATTAAATGACCCTAAATACTCATCATCATTTGGTGTCGATGGGTTAAACACAATATCTTCATAATCTTTATCTTTTTTACAAAAATTTAAAAAGTGTTTTTCAAACTCATCTAACATTTCTTTAGAAAATATTGCGAAAATTTCCTCAATAGATTTATATGCTCTGTCATTATCCTTATTAATGATATTAAAGGCCTCTTGTTGAGTATCTCCCGTATCAATAACTTTAATATATTGAGTTGTTTTAGGTTTTCTTACCCATTGATTATTATAATAACCATAATGGGATGAAGACCATAATGACCTAACATTACCATTTTGAATAGACTTGTTATTAATGTCTATATTTTGAGTTAAGTGACCTTCTGAGTTTAGACACTCTCTTTGGGCTTGTGTAAATTTTAAATAACCTGAAGATGGTATTATTAACATCTTAGAATTATTAACTGTGTTTCCTGTATTTCCTGACGTTCCAATCGCGGATAACAATTCAAAAGTAGATAAATTAAAATCAAAACTATTGTTACCTTCAATATCAAAATATTGGTAGTAACTGTCATAACTTAAAGTATTAAGTACATTATCTTGGTCATATCCCGCAGGTAAAAAATTACTTTGTGATTTACCTAATTTAAATTGACCATTATTAAATAAGTCATTCATTTCAGTATTGGTATACCCTATTAAAGGCGATTTACCCGTAAAGAATTTGTAAGTATCATTTACCACTTTAGGATAAAATCCGTTTTTAGTGAATTGATAGTTAAAGTTAACGGAAACCCCTGGTAACGTTGGATTTAATATGTTGGGTATAGTAAATGGAACAATTTCAGTTTTTTGAGGAACATAGGTTGTACTCCCACCCGTATAGTTTTGTACATCATAAACTTTATTTATATCATTAGTGATTGGGTCATACGCATTGACATAATCAAAATCCTTCCATATTCCGTCAAGAATATCTCCATTACCTATTTTATCTTCTTTGTATCTGTGCCATATTGAACCATACTTTAATAACCAAAGATATGGTATTTTATGTATTGCGGCAAATTTACTTAGACCCGCATAAATATTATCCCCCCACTTAGTCGTGTTAACTCCAGCGTCGCTAGTATTTCTTGTTAAATATTTTTCACTGAGTGTAGGTAACGGTAATGAATTAAGATAAATATATCCTAAACCTACATATGGATTTATTACTCCGTTGGTTTCACCTGACACTCCCTTTAATAACGCATTAGTTAAATAAGGGGTATTCAATAGAGATGTTGTCTGTATTGAGGTTAGGTTATTTGTTGCGGTATCGTAATCGGTACCATATTCTATTGGGCTTTCTGTTAAATAAAAATCTTTATTTTCTCTGTTTAAATAATAATCTTTAGCCTGAGCATTTGTTTGATACTGCGTACTATCACTATTATTACTAATATTTTGATTTGGATTTGATGGGTAGTTCTTCTCGTATTGGAAATAAGTGATAAAATTATTTTTATATCTCATATCTTCGGATGATTGGTCGTCAAATGTTGCGATAGTCTTTTTAAGGATATTAAAGTTCATAACATCAGTAGTACTATTAGCCCTATCAATATTTGATATATCATTACCGTTAGAAATATTTTCCTTTAACCATTTAAGATTATTAAATGGGTACACATCCATTAACGTAGTTGCATTTGATGACGTTCCCGTAATATAAGTTTCTAAATCTTTTACTGACTCCGTTGATGATATAATCTCTACAGAATTAGTATTCATACTTTCTTGACTATAGATACCAAAATCTATATCAACATAACCCTTTATATAGTTTTGAGTATATATATCTCTCGATTTTCTAGCGAAATAACTACCCTCACCGTTATTGGAAATCGACAATAAATATTGATTAAATGTTGACGCATTAAATTGAAATTTCTTTAATAACTTCATTAGTTCAGGAATATTGTCTACCCCTTCTTTAATATTTGTTGATTCAAAATCAGCTAATACAGTATAAAGTGTTTTTCTAAAATTATTATTTCTTACAACTTTACTATAATTTGCACCTAAATAAGTTCTTTCATACATTTCATAAAAAAATGAAACCATTTCTTCGTTAGTATATGGTATTTCATTAAATGGGAATTCCACAGAGTTTATTCCAATGTATTTAGAAACTTGAGTCTCATTACCATAATTTATATTAATATTTGGTTTGTCCTTTTCTAAGGAAGAAGTTATATATTCTTCAGTAAATTGTATTTCTGGCCACAGATTGTAATCCCATCCTTGTATTGTATTAATAACTGAAGGGTCTCCAGGATAAGTTAGGGTATATTTAGCGTCTTTACCTTCTTCCGTCTCTTCAATAAAATATTGTGGCCACGGATACACTATCTGACTATTTTGTAAAGTATCCGCCTTACCTTCAACTTTTACAGTTTTTAATGATTGTTTGGCTACGTCAACTCCAAAAGATTTTTCGGGAGGCATAATTGCGGTTAATCTAACTGGATTGTCTCTTACGTCCCAAGCCCGAGTATGAGTTTCATCCATTAATCGATAAAACGCTTCCGAGTTTGCACATATTACCGCCAAAACATTATTCATGGTTGGGTTAAATCCTAACCCAACATCCGAACTTATCACTTTTTTAGCTAACGCTTCAGATAGTTGTACTTCAATAGCCTCTCTCTTAGACTTAAATGTCGTTTCAATCTTACCTAATTTAGCCAAAAAACTACCGTTTTCAAAATTAGCGTCTTTAAAAACACTACCAAACGTAATGAGTACCTTCTTATTGGCTTCCTGTAATTCACCATCATCTCCAACTTTAAAAGTTTTAGATGAAACCTCAAATTCCGTTTTAATTTTCGATTCGAATTCGGCCAAATCTTTATCTGTAGGTTCAGTACCTCTGTTTCGTACGATATATGTTGCCTTGTAATCTATCGTTTCTGGATTAATATCTTCTCTAATCAAATCATTAGCCTTGATATTAACAGAAATTTTTGAAGGTCGGGTTAACCCATCAATCACATAATTACCAGGATTATAAAATGTTGGGTTATCGGTCAGTGACTTATTACCCTCATCAATACCTACCATTAATTTGGATATGGCGGCTCTACGTCCTTGTTCGTTAAGTTCTTTTTTTAATCCATATAAAACACTTGCTTTAGTGTTATTTAAAACGTATATATCTCCTTCGTCAATATATTGGCTAAAAAAGTTTTCACCAACCGCGGGATAAAAACTACGTCTATACTTAGTAATCGCCGACTCATATCTAACCACATCATTTAATACCGACATATCTTCTTTTGAATAAGCCTCCATAACATATCGATTAAAATACTCTAATCGCATTCTCATTTGATTTAGAGTTATCTCAGGAAAGTCTTCAGAAATAAGTCCTTTAGCTTTATATAAGGAATAAACTTCTTTAATTTTTTCCATCCCTTTAGTGGTTTCTATCTTATCAATCGCCACTGTCCCACCAACAGGTATACCTTTAACATTTTCAAGTTCATAACTTTTTGGGTACATGTGTGGTGTGGTATATAAGTAATCTAATAAAGTATCTTTTAAAAATGCATGTGACCTAGCAACGTATGATGTGGTAATTCTATAACTACCATCTGAAGGGTCAAATTGAGCGTTAAAATCTTTTAACATTAACTCTAACTTAATCGCCTTTCCGTAATAACCTTTTACCGTTAATATAAAAATTGGGTAAGGTAAGTTCATGAATATAGAATATGGTGATTTATCACCTCTTTCAAATAAAACTCTCCCTTGTACGTCTGTCATTTCAATAGTAACTGTCGGAACAAAAGCCGGATTCATCTTAATATTAATTCGAGTAATACCTAATAGTTGAGTGTCGACACCTCTTCCTGAACTAAAAATATCGTTTTCACCCATGTTATTTTGTCCAGGTAAAAATTGGTCGGTCCATGACGAATCAAAATATTTTGGGTCTTCGGATTCTTTACCCCCTAAATTAACATTAGGTTCTTTTTGATTTTGTGGGTTACCTTCCATAAAGTTAACCTTTAATTGAGCCACACCCACATTTTTAACGCTATCACCATAATTAGAACCGATAGCCAGTTTCGTTCTTGGAATAACTCTAGCCTCTAAATTAGCGTAAGTAATAAGGTTTTCTTGTTTAACATTGCGCTCCTCTACTGTACCATCAGAATTGACTACTTTATTAGGGTCAATTACAACAACATTATCATATTCAGTTTGAACATAAACCTTATCATTACCGAAAAATTTATTATCTGCCATAGTAGAAGAAATGTTGTTCCACTGCCGCTTTGTAATCCTGCAAAGAATTTGTTAAGGGAAATGGTATAAAAAGTAGTGCATTATCGGGTATATTAGATTCTAAACCACCATACTGTGGATTTGCGGCCAATATTAACCAACCAAAATATGGTGATTCGTAAAACTCAAAACTTAATTTATCTAACCGACTACGACCAGTTCTAAAGATAAATCTCTTATCTGAAGGTTTTGAGGGTATTCTAACAAACGGAACAACCGATTGTTGTCCATTAACTAAAAAGTCGGTGTATCTATTCCAATATCTCATAATTAATTAAATGTTATTTTTCCGTTATATGAGTTGTTACCCCCCGTGTTTAATCCAGAATATAAGTCGTTAAAGTACCCATCTTTAATTGAATTGATACTATCTTTAGGTACGTTTACATAATAAAATATTCTTTCTTTTTCTTTAGTAAATGGTGAATAGTCGTTAAACTTCCTAACTGAGCTACGTTTACTAAATCTATCTAACTCTCTTTCAGTTTTTCTTTGTACTTTTTCATAGTCCCTTTGTAAGTCATCTACGATATTATTGACGTATCTGTCCCACTTATTAATACCACTTAACCTATCATTTAGTAATTTTAATATTACATTGTCCTTATCGTTTAGTATTTTTTGATACATAGCATTCATAAATCGAGAATAATATAACCCCTCATCTTGATATTCTATTGAAAATGAATAATCGGGTTTAAATGGTTTTTCCACTAATTGTTTATTATCATCAAATATTTGGTCATAAAATTCCTGTAAGTCAGTACTTAAAGTCACCATATCATTTTCTATTTCCTCGTAAGTGTTATTTGCGTTTTTAGAGGTTTTGTCAACATTATCAGTGGCTTCCAATTCTTGTTGTACATTTCTTGCCTTATCCGCAAACCCATCCGTATTAGTCATCACAAAACTTACTTTATCTATGGTATTGATTAGGCTTAGTTGATTATTTACAACTTTTGGCATAACACTCATATAATCCGATATATAGTTTGTTTTAACTTCATTAATCAAAGTGATTATATTAAATTTATATAAATCTATATCTGCGTTTGTGAAATTTTTATTTTGTATTTTTTTTAGAAGTGGTGAGTTATCCGTGTTTACATCATCAATTATTTCATCAAAAAGATTATTTATTTTGTTTTGTAACTCGTCCTCTTTTGGTTTACCAAATAAATTAGTATCGGTAGTGTTACCAGTGAATCCATCAGTAAAGTACCCCGTTGTTTTACCATCAGTATAATTTCTTTCATCAGTAAAGTACGCTAATCCGTCTATAGAATATGTTGTGGCAACTTGAGTGAGTGATTCGGTAATTGAGTTCGCGTAATTTTTAACATCCTCAACCGCAGTCGCCATTATTGTTTTAAAAGAAGTTTGACCACTAGCAGTACTAATATCGGTTGTTGGGTAAGTTGTTATTTCTTCAGTTTTAACTGTTCCAATTGTAACCCCTTTAGTTGGTATGTCCTCATTAGTTGGTCTATTATCAGAACCAAACGTTACGTTACTTTCTATCGACTCCCATATCTCTTGATTTAACTCTTCCCTTTCTTCTGTAACAACAGACCTATCATCATAAACTTCAGTATTTGCATAGTAATTAAATGAAAGGGCGTTTTGTAATCGATTAACGGGCTCTTTTAATCCTTGACCACCTATAAAGAAAAATGACATATTAATATCCGCTAACATTGGTTGGACTCCGATTCCTTCCGGATTCAAATCAAAAGTTAATGGCTCATAACTTATAGATATTTGGTTAATGGCTATCTTAGTGTGATAAAAATCACCAATCCTTAATATACATATTGGAGGAGCCCCAAATGAAGTATTCTTAGCGTTAAACTCGGTTGGTCTACCATCATCGCCAATAACGGGAATTGTATCACCAGGTCTAATACATTGTTGTAGAAACGTTAGTCTTGAATTTAAACCTTCGGGTGTGGTAGAATGAAATGCTGGTTGAAAATACTTTAACTTTTCTTTTATTCCGTTATAAACCATTGGCGAACTTTCTTTAACTAAATTAAAGTAATCACATTCAGTTAACAACTTTCTAACTATTATCTTCGCAACCTCTTGTTTTTGTTTTTCAGTTTTTGTTGGTTGTTTCATAACCGGTTTCTCAGGTGTTACAGTTTCTGTTACAGTATCAAGTACACCTGGAGTATTTTCTTCATCAGTTACCTGTATTTCTTCTTGATATGGTGTTTCTACAACACTATGAAAATAAACTTGTCTACAGGTCATCGCTTGTGTTGAATAGATTTTATCCACACCCGTTAAATCAGCGGTACAATCAACCCCATTAATGATTACTTCTTCACCACCAGTAAATTCTTCAATTATAAGTTTACCATCATCTTTCCATTGTTGTAACGTTTTTTCACTGTTTAATGGTGTTAATGGTAACATATATTGAGTAACGCTACTAATTCTTCTACTCGATAGTGACTTGTTATATGGGGCGGTGTTTGGTGATGACGCAGAGCCATCTAATAAGATTTTAACTGTAGACCCCGCATTTAAAGCTTCACCCACTCCTTTAAGAAACTCTTGTGTTTGATAAAGAGGACCTTTTGTTTCACCAGTTAATATATTAGTCTCAAAGAAATTTTTAACCCCATTTTTATTATTTGTTGTTGCAGTATATACTGATTGTAATGCAATATAGTTTGATAATGTTTCGGGATATGATTCCTGAGTTGTTAGTGATGAAGTAGTAGGTGGTCCAGGTATATCATTGTCAAAGTAATAAGAAAAGTCATATGTCGATTCTTTTATTTTATCTACGTATTCAACCGTAGCAGGGTCTTCTGTTCCGGGAATATCAGCATTTATCGTATCAAAACTTTCCTTAACCTCTTCAGGTACAGGTGAGTTAACAATTATCTCATAGATATCACTATAAGTAAATTGTGGATATCTTAAGGCTAATTCATATATGTCGTATTTTCTACAACCAGCAAAGAATGAATCAACAATACTTGTAACTTTATTGTTATTACTTTGATTAGCCAATTCTTTATCTACTATAGCATTTAATATTGACGGGTGGTCAACAACTATCTTCCAACTTAAATTACCATTTCTTGTTGTATTATTATATGTGTAAATTGGTTCAGGTCGACCTAAAAATTCATTTGTATTCCAATTAGCTGAATTTGTTTCGCTAACTTTCATGTCATATGGTGGAAACCACATTATTCTACCACCATTAGGACCTCTCTCACAATGAGGTAGGTCTTGATATGTGAAACCTTTTTTTCTTGATGTTCTCCAAGACAAGTTTTCTAAAGAGAACATATATTTTTTAACTCCTTCAGGACTAAAATCATTACCCGTTAAGTTTGTGGTCTCATTACCCCTCATTGGAGCAATATTTAGATTATATGTGCTATCTAACACTGAGTAGGTAAAACGTCTGTTCGCGGTTGTTATACCCTCTGTTTTTTGTAAATCCGCCATAGAAAAATATGGGGTATCTTTAGTAAACACTCGACAGTACTCTTGTCCCACAATATCACCATCAACATCTTTATATGCGATTACTCTGGAACCCTTCGTTAACTCCCTCGTACCATCATGAAATACTTTTGATACTTGGTCAATAGCGTTACCGACATGTTGTAGTTTTCTAACTCCCACGACCTCATCTGCCGCGTTAATTAATTTTTGTGTGTTATCTAATATCGACCCAGGTGTAAAGTCATAATTACCTGTACCGTCTACCGATTGAGTTGCCGTGAAAGTATTTTGAACCCCTTGTTCGTTCCAATCAGTATCAATGGTACCAAAAAATTCTGCACCTTTACCAACTTTTTGACCCGCCCTATCTTTATATTTAGGTGAAACCCATGTAAAACCACCCTGTAATCCTGAACCGTCATATGTTGAAGTCTGATTTAATCCAAATTGGTATATATTATCCCTCTTTTCGTTTTCATATATTTTAGCAATCTCATCGTACCCATAAACGGGTACCTGAGTTTTATTACCGTCTTGGTCTAATGGTAGTGATTCAGCGGGGGCAACAATGTCCCTCATTTCTTGTTGTGAACTACCTACATAATAATTTTGTTTTGGTACCTTTGTAAATAAGTCAGTTAAGAAATTTCGATTATAATCGGGTATATATCGGTTTAATCTAAGTCCGTGAAAAAGTCTTGAGCGTTGTCCTCCACCAGTATTATCCAAGAAAATTTGCATCCCTGTTTTTTCAGTGGGTAATTTTAGAACCCCTCTCTTATCAAAAAAACCAGTAATTTTATTGGCGATTTGATTTAAATACATTTGTTTTGGTTCGGCACTAAAATAGTCACCAGGTATCCATGAATACGGAGAGTAGATTCCACTTACTCTACTGATGAAATCTAAACCTTTTCCGATTAAACTTTTAGGTACTGAAATTTTCCAATCCCTTTCAATTACAGACTTATTACCGGTAATAATACCTAGTAAATCAAATGGGTCAGATAATGCATCTATTGCGTTTACCCTTCCTATTGTTTGTTGAAACGTTTCTTCGGCGATTCTATATTGAAATTCAGTCTTAAGCGATTCCGCAGCTATTCTTGCTAAATCGGAATCCTGAGATAAAGACCCGTTATTACCTTGTGGGTTCTGACTCGTTAGTAGTGTGAACGGATTATATGATGAAGCGATAAAGGTATTGTAAGGGCTTTTACCGACTAATGCGGGTATACCCTGACTCATATCTAAATTTAAAGTGTTACTAAAACTTGTAACTGAATTTATAAACGTAACATCATCAATAGATTTTGGTTCTCCAAAACCACCTTCAGGCCCGTATTGATTCTTAACATAAGCATAGTTTCCTTCATCAGAACCAATCACTTCTACCTCTTGAGAGTCAATAACACCAATATCATTTATAATAACTTCACTCTGCCCTGGTTGTGATGCAGGAGTAAAACCATCACTATTATATGGTTGTAGATTTTTTACTAATAATTTTTTTCTAAAATTTTCAGTAGAATCAAATGATAATGGACTTAATGACATCTATATATTCTTTTTAGATAAATAGATGGTAACATAATTTTGTGTAAACTAAAAGAATAGATTTATACAAAGATACCCCTATCAATATTATACCATACTTTGTACTCCGGCCACTGAACCACCGTACGCTCCCGTTTTATTAAGTAGTTGAGAACTGATTGCTGCCATTGCGTCTGGATTATTGGTTAAGTACGTTGCAAATTGTTCTTTAGTCATAACCGAAGTAGTTGGCATATTATCAACGGTTAAATTAACTTGACCACTAACATTAAGGTTAGAATTGGATGCAATAGTACTTGTAGTTGGTTCATTAATGTTAAGACTTGAAGTATTTAAATTATTCACAGAGAAATTATCTCTTTGGTAAGGTGTTGCCCCTTCCCCATCTTCATTTGTCTCATTTGAATTATTCTCACCCGTAACAGGTTGGGCCTCAGTATCGTTTGAACGGTCAAACATTATCGCGCTTGATTCCTGAAAAAGACCTTTAAGTTTATCTATAACTTCCTTCTGAAAATCAAATTCTCCAAATTTTAAAGCCGCCGCCTGGTATGCTTTGTCAAGGAATTCATATGCCGAATTCGCAAATTCATCGGCCTGTTCTTCACTTACTTTTAATTGACTTAATCCCAAAGAAAATGCTTCGACAACTTTATCAGGTATTTGAAAGGTTTCTTGTACTCGATTTCCTTTACCTCTTTCACCTTTATCGTTTTCACCTTTAAGGGAGTCAATTACATTGGTACTAGACTTTACTAAACCTTCCGCCACATTTGTAAAACCGTCACCTTGTGCTAATTGTAGTCTAGTCATTTGTGTTAGAACCGATTGAGCCGCCGCTATTTCATTAAGATAACCCATCGATTTTTTAGCGACATCGAGTTCATTCAACGCATCTTTAGCTACAACTTTTTCTAATGCAGTGTAATCATTGGCTGTCATATCATTGAAACCTTGACCAATTTGTCTAAGTGTTCCATCAGGCATAGTAATATCAATATTACCGTCTTTATTAATCTTACCAAGATTAGAAATTAATTCTTTTTGGTCGTTATCTAGACCACTAATACTACCTAATATATCTAATTTCTTATTCTTTTGAGCCGCCATCATAGCCATTTCGGTCATCTCTTGGTATCCCATTCCCGCTAAATCAGCAGCCTCTCTAAGACGATACATTTCAGTAACAGGTAAATCAAATTCTCCTGTATCTTCGTTAAATACTACCGCAGCCGCAGACATTTGAACAAGACTATCTTGTAGCCCTTCCATGTCCGTTTGGGCCATGTGGAGTAATTGGAATGGGTCCCCTAGTTTACCAATTGCCCCACCTAACATTTGGAACCCTGCCGCGGTCTCAATAGCTGCTTCAGGAGACATTAATTTATCGGCTAAACTAACGGTTGTACCCATATCAATCCTTAAGGCTTGAGCTTGGGCTACCATATTAGAAAGACCGTCTACCCCATCTTTAAAATTATATGATGTCATTAACTTTAAATTTTTGTTAACACCACCCATAAATTCTGAGACATTTAAACCATATGACCTCGCTTGTTTTGTCATACCCCCCATCGTTTCCAATGTTTTGTCGGTCGTATAACCTAATGTATCAAATGAAGTTGCCATAGTAGCCAATTCCGCGGCAGACATATTAGCAGTAAAACCTAAGACTTGAAACGCCTCAATTTGTTTGTCAGAGAAAAATGTTAATCTCATCATGGACGCATTTAGTGCTCCATATAATTTAATATTATCTTCAACACCTTTTCCGACTAATAAAGTATTTTCTGCGGCGGCGGCGGACGCCCTTTGTATCGCGTCACCAACAACCCTTGTGGACCCCATAGTCTCTCTAGCGGTATTCGCCGCTAAGGTATTATAACTCGCAACGGAGTTAATCACTCCTGTTATATCGGTTAAACTACTTTTAAGACTTTTAGTAAAAGTAAGAAGAGAAATATTGGCTAATTTAATATTACTGGCAATATTACCCGTTACCTCTTCCATTTTCTCATCTTTAAACATAAACATATGAAATATCTTTTATTATAAATATCGTTTATCTAGATTTCTGTCGTTGTTTTTCTATCTGTTCGTTTTTTTCTTGAAATTCTGTTGAAAGTTTATCAATAAAAAACTTTCTCTCAAAGGTGGGCATTAATTGTAGGTCTGAGTAAGACATATTAACATGTTTACTTAGATAATAGAACTCATCGAGCATAATTTTCCTATAGTTAGAAGAAAGGACGAAAAAACTCCGCCCCAAAAGTGATACGCATATTCACTTTTTCTCCTGACGGGGCTGTAGTAGTTCTATTAAGGTCCAACTTAGGTTCACAATCTTTCATTGTGTTTCTAATAAATTTTGAATCCATAATAGGTAGCGTACTTATAAAGGTTGATATTTTTTCTCTGTTCTCATCTCCATCTATAGAGACGATTAATTTTTCTAACCGTTTAGTAACAATTGGTACAGTTACTCCGTTAGGGTATAAATCAGGTAATTCAGATAATTCATTAGTGTCTTGAATATTTAAAAGTCGACACACAACATTGACACTTGTTTTTGGTAAATTAAATTCAAATAAACCTTTTTCATTAGGTTTTATTTTAGCTTTTACAATATTTAATTCATCTAAAGCAATTTTAGATTCAAAATCTTTACCTGTTTTTGGGTCTTTTAATACAAAGTTATAGTCAGAACCAAACGCAGTATTTCTTAAGAATATTAATACCGCCTCCGCATCTCCATCTAATAATTCGTTAACATTAAAATCAGGTTCGTAAATTTTATTTTTTAGTAATGTCATCACTAAGTTCTTACTTCCTGAATTAGATAATAATAAGTTCTCATCTTGTGCAGTTAAATAACCGACTTTAAGTGATTTTTTCTTATTAGTGTAAAAAGTACCTTGCGATGGTAATGGTACCACATCGTGTGGTAAGTTCATATTTGCTTGTCCGTATTGTTTTCCTTGGTCCATAATAGTTAATTTAAATAAAAAACCATAGAAGTACAATGACCTCTATGGTTTTAAATATACAATTGATTGGTTTATTATCAATACTTGTTTTATATTAGTATACCAAAATACATCTATCAGGACGTAATGTCGCCGTAATTGTCGCTAACGCGTCATCACTATATCCTAAACTATCGAAATTAACATCAGTTAAAAATGTTCCTTGTAGAATCCATTTTTCGACTGCTACACCTGTTGGGTCTAACATCTCTAAGTCTAAATCTTTCTTATAACCCGCAGCATACCCCATACGTCCTGTTACGGACTCCGAATGTAATCTAACCCATTCCATTAACGCTTGTGAAGCTGATGGTCCAATTGGGTCACGGAATGTAACGTTTATCGTGTTCCACACGAATCTACCCGCTACATATGTAGAGGTGTTTAAAAAAGGAATCTCTGTTGACCCGATTTGGATGTTAGGTCTTGACGTAGACTCAACATACCAAGAATTAATACCCAATGATGATGGAAACGATAGTATAAATCGATTCTTCCTTTTTGGTTCATAGGGAACGGGCATTTTCATTAATAAGTCTGCCATTGTATTTTGGTTTTATATTTCTTTAGTTTATTTAATTATAAATATCCAGTTTAAAAGTTTTTCTATTTACTTTTATTTTTTTTTCAGTAATCTACTAGAGCAAATAAAATATAATAATAATTATACTTCTTTTTTATCTCCTCCTTTAGTTAAATACGTTTTAACTGGTTTATCTTTATATTCTTTATCTAAAAATGCTTTAATCTTTTCTACGTTGCCTGGGTCATCGTCAGAAAACCCAATCATTGGTACAAAATTATTTTTTATATCATTTTTAAGAAAGGCTTTTTTACCAATCCTCTCACTCATTTCTTTAACATATGTAATGAAACTCCTTAATGCTTTAATTTTACCCTCTTCAGGGTCCGCAGCATTCCCTTCACCATATGTAACAGGATGGTACTTATTTAAATCTAAATAGTCGTTAATCATTATTGACGAATCTTTTTCTTCATCACCCGTCATATTACGATATTTTTTAAGATTGTCAATTAAAGACTCCTTACTAATACCGTTATGGTTAGTCACAATCATATTATAAATCGCTTCACGTAATACCGATGGTGTATGTCCTCTTGCAGTGATTATTGAAAAAATTGACCCCCCATTTATTGCTTCAACAAAATCATTCCACGATGGTCCTGGTTTCGCTAATAGGGAATCGACTATAAAGGCATTGTCACCTCTAACACCGAAATTTCTATAAGGGTCATCGGCATACCCCACAATCATTTTACTTTTATATTCAAAAGGTTCTTTACCAATCATACCTCTATAGTCTGCAAAATCTTCCGTTGACATACCGACCTCTTCGTCTTCATCAGACAAAAGTATAATCTGTGTTGGCATAGTAGCAATATTATCGTCCCAATCAAAAGCATAATACTTCAAATCGGGGTTACCTTCAGGGTCAAATCCTTCCTGTAATTTTTTTTCGTGATAAAATTCTCTAATGACCTTCTTTAAACTCATTATTACTTCGTTTTTTTATTGATTTTTACCATTAGTCTTTCTAATTGTGTCTCAGATATAACAATGTTTTGAGGTTTTTTAGAAAAAGACTTTTTTCCGTTAGACTTTACGTTTAACGATTCGTTAAGTGTTTTTTTGTTAAATTCCATTTTATTTTTGTTTAAACTTTTAATTGGCTAAGAGGAGGGAATTAACCCTCCTCCTTATTATAAATATAGTTAGTTATTAAATATCTTCAAAAGATGCTCCTGTAGGAGTTATCAAAAATTCAATATCAATAAATTCAAGTGCTCTTGTCGGTTTCAAGTATATTTTACCTGTTAACGTATTAGAGTCTAAATCTTCAGGTGTTCCTGAAACTGTAACTCTAAAGTCAATTAAACCTCTGTCTCTTCTAATACTATCTAAGATAGGGTTAACTGAGTCTAAGAATTCTTGTCTTACTTGTTCGTCATTTTGTTCGAACAATAATCTCACTGCCACTGCCGAAATTAATTTACGTGCCTGTAGTAGTAATCTTCTAACGTTTATTCTATCAAGTGCAGATTCTTTAATTTGTAAAGTTTTGTTCCCCCAAATAACAGTACCAACATCAGAGAAGGTTGCAATTGGGTTTAATCTACCTTGGTATAGTGTATCTCTATCTTCTTGTGTTAACTTTTTACGTGCTTTAACTGAATTAACTAAACCTCTTGTGTAACCCGCAGATGCGAACCATGGGAATGCTATGTTATCCGTTAACGCTAAGTTTCTAATAACTTCACCTGTTGGTGGAAGATAAATTTGGGTATTATTAACCGTGTCTCTTGTAAGTATCCACGGGTAATAGGTTGCCGTATAGTTGGAATCAATTCCTGTATCAACTAAATTATCTACCGCTTCTTCAGGGTAAATAAAGTCTGTATCAAAACTACCTAAAGAAGGTGTAAACATTTGATAATCAGGTGTAGTACATATATAAATAGAATCCGCTCTGTCTTGTTCAATCATATCAATCGCCGACTCAACTAAGTTTGAATTATTTACGTAATCAATACCTGGTGTACTAAACACATTAATGTTAACCGCTTCAGGATTGTTAAAAGTATATTGACCCCATAAGTAAGCATAATAATCAGTATTAGCCCAAGTTAATTTGTCTGGTCCAACAATTTGTTTAAATGCCCCCCATCCTGTTGCCGTTGGGTAAGTTATTGATGGTGCCGCACCTTTTCTAAAACCAGCCGCACCTAATTGGTATCTATCACCATTTGTTCTATATTCTCGATATATATCCCATCCGTCAAAACCTCCTGATGGAACGACAGTGAACTTACGTGAATTTAATCTAAAATATGGACTACCTTCAACTGGTTCCGAATCAAAACTAGCATCACCAACCTCAAAAGCGGTTTCACCTGATGTAGTATAATTAGAAGAAATAGTAATAACAGTCGCTCCTGAATCCATATGGTAACCTTTAGTAAGGTAAGCCCATGGTTGTGAATCCGTCGCGGTAGCTAAGTTTGTTGGGTTTTGTTTTCCTTTATATGATAAGAAATCCGCATCTATACCTGCAGTGTTAGAAACACCTAAGAAAGTTCTTCTGACTCTGTCACCCGAACTTCTTGTTTCATTATCTGTACCCGAAGCCGCACCAAATGGTGGGTTCCAAATAACTTCACCTGGTGTGTCGTATTTTGTTTTATATTCTAAGAATGGTGATTTAACTCCTGAGAACTGTCTTGTTTGATATCCTCTAAATCCACAAGGTAGTGAATCCATAGGTGCATCTTCATTCATTTCTAACATTATAAATCTAGACCTTAATTCAAACTCTCCATTAGAAGTACCAATCTTCTTAGCTACAAAACTATTTTGATTCATATCCATTGTACAGTTAGTAAATTTCTCTAAAACTACAGGATTAGCATCCGTATCGAAGAAGTCACGTACTACAACATCAAACGTTCCATTATTAAATGAAATGTTCATGATAGATACTTTTACCTCTCTGTTTGCCGAATTACCATCAGAAATAGTTAATACTTTAAACATGTTATAAACTTGATTACCTCTTAGTTCCGAAACAAAGTAGGGTGTTTCAGGTGTTTGATATTGTTCTAAATACCATCCAATACTAGTGTTAGTACCTAAATCTTGTCTTGCACTTGGTAAATCAACGAATTCACAATTTAACCCACGAACTCGACCTAATCGATATCCCGTGTTTAATAAGTTATAATATTCTTCTTCTACAAATAAAGGTACTTCAGATTTTGGTTTAGCAAAATTAGATTTACCAAATACTTTTGATAAGTAATTTGAATTAGATATATTAAATGAAGTTTGGAAAAAGAAGTTATCCCCATCCGCAGTTGTCGCTGAAATCGCAAAAGTATCAAAAGGGTTAGTGGATATTCCAGAATAAGCCCCTGAACAGTCTATTATTGCGTCAGTTGTTCCTGAAACCTCATATACTGGTCCGTCATCAGTAGTATATGTGTCAATACCTCGTGAACGTAAAGTAGCTACTACCACATCATGATAATCATTATATGGTGTACCACTATAATTAGTTACAAAAACCGCCGCGGTACCTGTGAAAGATAAACCAACATTATTCATAGTCGTTAAACCTAAACCAAACCCAGTACCGTTATAAACGTCATTAGATTCAGTAAATAATGCATAATACCATGGGTCATTTACTGAGTCCGTCAAGTCTATACTTTCAAAACGAATATCCTCAACACTTAAAACGTTAGTGTTAATTGCTGCAAGTGCACCCGTTTGATTAGCCGTTGAAGCTGTAGTACTGTCAAATGTAGAAGCACTCACCGCTCCCCAAAAATAAGATGTTTGACCTGAAGTTGCGTTGTTTACTATTTCTGAATAGAAATAACCTTCCATATCTGAAAGGATTGATGATTGACCACCAGTATACGTAGTATATGGATTTGTTATCACACCTTGAATTGAAGCTGGAAGTGAACTGTAATTTGTCACTTCAACACTTGTTGATGTTCCTGAAACTCCGGTGAATGTAATATTAAATGCTCCAAGTACCCCCGTAGCGGTTGTTCCTGAACTATCTAAGTTACCGATAGTTGTTATTGACCATGAAGGTCCTGCGTCATACCCTGATAGACCAAGTACTCTAGTAACAAACAATTGATTTGATTGTTGTAGATATGATTTAGCTATGTAAGCCGCCTCATACTTAGGTATCTGAGTATTTACGAATTTAGTTGGATTTGTACCACCGAAATAGGATTGAAACTCGTCAAAGTTAGTTATGAAAATCGGCTCGAATGCTGGTCCCGAAATTGTTTCACCTACTAACCCTAAAGTTGTGACTCCTACACTTTGTGCCACAAAACTTAAATCTCTTTCTGATGTATAAACACCCGGAGATACAAATACTTTGTTAGATGTTGCCATTGTGTAATTTTTTTCTTTAAGTTTTTATTTATTGATAAATATTAGCAAAAAGATGAAAAAACTAATAAGATAAGAGTATATTTATAAAGAGTATGAAAAAGTTCTACCTTTTTTCTACATTTTAAAAAAACACCTATGGCTAAAATAAAAAACATAAAAATTTCACCTGAGTCACATATGACTTTAAAAATATACTGTGAAAAACACGGTTTAAAGATTTATAAATTCTTAGAAAAATTAATTGAAGATAATTGTAAAGAAGTTAAAGATATCTACGGAGAATAATTAAAGAAGTCTCGCTTTAGATTTTAATACCGACTGTTTACCTATATCTATCTTAACGACATCAATTTTGATTTCATCGTTAGTGGATATTTTTATAGTTGAAATATCATCACCAATATAGTTACCATTAATATAAACAGAATAGCTGTCGACATTAGTGGATTCTAATATTGTTAAATCAATTTCATATCTATAAGTTTCAGTTAAAGATTCTATACCACTAACAAAAATTATGTCTAAATCAAAATCACTTGGGTTTGAAGGATACTTTTCAACTCTCCTACCTGTGTTAAGAGTATCGACCTCAAATATAGTTGCGGTTCTTGATATTGCAGGAGACACTTCAAACTCTTCCTCATCCAATAGAAACCCCATCATTAAAAATTCATAACTTTGTACATAGTATTTTCTTTTTTCAAGTTCTAAAACAGATTCATCAGATGAACTATTTAAAATCATCGGTATGTAATGACCTTTTATTTCAGTGTACGCTTGTCGAGATGAAAATTTTTGTAAGACTTTTTTATTAAAGTCATTTAACTCTCGCATTCTATTACAAAATATTTTAACATTATAAGTTATATCTACGGGAACGGGTTGTGGTATTTTATAAATGTCCATTCCCTTTCTTTGACCATCCCATGTTGGTACTTTGGCATAATAGAACTGTCTTCTATTTGGTATGGTGTATTGTAATGAGGGGTTAGTTCCAAACTTAACGTCTGGATTTCTAACTGTAGCAACAAACGGAGGTTTAATATTTTTATCTAAATCTTGAAAATTCCAAGATTCTGTAAATTGAGCCCAATTTTGTGTAGTTATAATTAAATCAATATTACTTACATTTTTACCGTTTATTGAAATACCTAACTCATCTCTAACGAAGTCTAACATACCTCTATCTAAATCGGCATGTAAAATGGATTTAGGTAAGTACGTTCCGTCCTTCTCAATCTGCTCTAATAATTCTTCTCTTCTTTTAAGTAGAGTTTTAGGTAGAGTTAAAGGTAAATGTTTTTTTACGTTTTTAGGTAGTCCCATTATTCTTTGATTTCACTGATAAAAAAAACTTTATTTTTTGAGTTAATCATCTCAACCTCATTGGCGTTATAGATTGGTTTTTCACCGTCTTTTCTAACAAATGAGTCATACTTATACGGATTATAAGTAATTACATTTTCATTTGGCTCTTCAGGTAAGTTCTCACATGGAAACGTACAAAAATCCACTAAAGTTCCAATTACAAAGGCATGAACATTTTTTCTCATTTCATCCCTAACTTTTTCTTTACCGCCTTGTCTAACCCTAAACTCAACATTTTCCAATTTAACATAATCTGCATACATAACAATCTTATTTTTGTATGATACTGAAAACGTGTGCTTATGTAAGTTATAATACACCATAACTTTTTTACCGACATAGTTAACCTCTTGATTATCGTTACCACATTTATGACAAATATATGGGTCATGACCACCATCACTTAAATCCCAAGACCATCCACATTCGTCACACACAACTTTTTCACCCTCAATACCTTCACACATATGTGACATACGACTCTTAATTAAACTTATTTCCTTTATTAATTTTTTCATATTCCTCTAAATTCTCCGTCATTGACGGGAGCTGCGATTATACTTCGATAGAAAGGTTTAAATCCTCCATAAGTATGTTTATTGTCACTAACAACTCGACCATCGTTTACGACAGAGTAATATCTTACTCGGTCCTCAGTTTCGTAATAACCTAAGTAATCACCATAATCGATATCAATATTTAACTCATCTAACGAATCCTGATAAACACTAACCTTTAAGTTTCCTGGCTCCATTTGAGATAAATTAGAACTAGCGTAATTTTGATTGTCGGGAGATTCGATTGTAACATAACCTTTAAACTCAACGGGCGGTAAAAATTGTATCCCATCCTCTAAGGACTCACCGTATACGTCATCAGTTTTAGTTTTTTGTCGGTCAACTTTGTATAAAACAAGAGTGAAGTGCATATCACCCTCAAGCCACTCTCGACCCATATTTTGTTCCAAACCAAAATCTTCGGACCCGAAAAACTTCTCTAAACGCGTTATTGGTATCTTTCTATTACTCATATATTGATAAATAGTTAGTTTATAGTTATATTATAAATATTACATTATGGAAAGTAATAAAGATAAATTATCAAAGATACCTGAAGTTAGGGCGCAACGTATATTAGAGGATTACGATGGGTTCAATAACTATATACAATCCATTCAAAAAAAATTCAGAGAACAAAAACATTTTAAATTAACTAGAGCTCAAGCGGACTATATTAATTCCTATAACGGATTAATTCCCAAGATAGCTAGAAAGTGGGTCGACTTAGATAGTTACTTTGGTAAAAAAATGATGGAAGATAAACTTCTCACAAGAGTTCCCGAAAAAGTCTACATAGAAAAACTTTTAGTTGAAAAAGATAAATCCTTTCATATTTGGGGTAAAATCTTCGAAAATGAAAAATTACATTCATTTTGGTTACCTCGTGTCGCATTAATTAAATCACAAGAAACGGAGAAGGTTGAAATTGATTATGAAAAGTATTCACATAGACCTCCGCTAGAACATCAAATCGAATCTATAGAAAAGTTAGCTAGTCATAAAAAATATATTTTAGCTGACGATATGGGATTAGGTAAGACGACCTCAACAGTAATTGCCGCTTTAGAATCGGGAGCAGAAAGAGTATTAATTGTTTGTCCAGCGTCATTAAAAATTAATTGGAAACGTGAAATTCAAAACTACACTGAAAAATCAATATCGATAGTTGAAGGTAAGAAATGGGAAAGTGCGGATTTTGTTATTATTAATTATGACATATTAAAAAACTTTCACAATATTAAGAACAAAGAAGAGTCAATTATATTACAAGAAGGGTTTGATTTAGTTGTTGTTGATGAGGCACATTATATTCAGAATGTTCAAGCTAAAAGAACCAAACTTATTAATGATATTATAAACTCAATAGGTAAGGTTTGGTTATTGACAGGAACGCCGATGACATCAAGACCAATAAATTATTATAACTTATTAAATTTAGTTGAGTCGCCTGTCGCATATAATTGGATGGCGTACGTTATTAGATATTGTGAAGGATATCAATTTAATGTAGGTAACCGTAGAGTTTGGAACGTGAACGGGTCGTCTAATCTTACGGAACTAAGAGATAGAACTAAGACTCACGTACTCAGAAGATTAAAAAAAGATATTTTAGATTTACCTGATAAAATTATTACCCCCGTTTACCTTAATTTAAAATCTAAAGAGTATGTTGCTCTAATGGGTGAATATTATGATTGGATGGAAGACGATAGGGAAAAGAAATCATTAACGGTACAGTTTTCTATGTTAATGAAAATAAGACAGATAATAGCTGAAAGTAAAATTAAAGAAACTTGTGAATTAGTTGAGAACATTATCGAACAAGGTAAAAAAGTAATAATTTTCACTAACTTCACCAATACCTTAAATCAGATTGCTGACCATTTCGGTAAAAAAGCGGTGAAGTTAGACGGTAAGATGAATAAAATATCAAGACAACACTCAGTAGACCAATTTCAAGAAAATGATAAAATAAGGGTGTTTGTGGGTAATCTTAAAGCTGCGGGTGTTGGAATAACACTAACAGCTGCGGAGGCGGTCATTATGAATGATTTATCTTTTGTCCCTTCGGACCATTCTCAGGCTGAAGACAGGGCTTATAGGTATGGTCAGAATTCTAACGTATCAGTATTTTATCCAATATTTGAAAACTCTATTGAAGGGATAATTTATGATATTCTCTCACAAAAGAAAAATATCTTTGAAACCGTTATGGGCGATAATGAGGAAAGAGGGGACATTATGGAACAAATTATTAATGAAATATCAGTTAGAAGATAAAAAATTATAATTACCTATTATTTATAATAAAAAAACAAATGAAGTTCAAAAGGTTAAAAGACAAAATCTCATTAATTGAACATAAAATTAATAGCCGAGAAAAATTAACTAAAGTTAATCCTATTATCTCGCACACTCCCAAACAAATTTTAACAGAAATGAAAAAAATTGGTATAGAAGAATTACCGTACTCTTATTCTGCCTTAGAGAGATTTATAGATTCAGAAACTATGGACACTCACTATAATAAACATTATAAAGGATACGTAAAAAAATTAAATGATGCTCTTTCAAGTAGAGTCGATGGAAATATTGAATTAGAACAACTAATAAAAGGTATCTCAAGGTATAATAAAACAATTAGAGATAATGCGGGTGGGGCATTTAACCACGCATTATTTTGGAAAATTATGTCACCTAAAAAACAAAGAGCTGAAGGTGCGGTATATGAAAAAATAATTAAAGATTTTGGAAGTTTTCCTAAATTTAAAAAAATATTTAGTAATGAGGCCATTAAAAATTTTGGTTCAGGATGGACTTGGCTGGTAGTAACTAAGGGAGGTAAATTAAAAGTTATGTCCACCCCTAATCAGGACAACCCATTAATGAATGTGGTTAAAAATGGTGGGTACCCAATCCTTTGTTTAGATACGTGGGAACATGCATATTATTTAAAATATCGTAACAAAAGAGACGAATACGTTAGAAATTTTTGGACAATAATTAATTGGGATTATGTTAATGAATTATATTTAAATCAAACCTCTAAAAAATTAACTGAGACTAAGATAGTTAAAAATATTATTTCTGAAGGTGCAAGTGCGGGTTGTAATAGAAACCAAGTACAAACATATAGAAGATTATTTAATACGAACCCTGAAATTAAAAAACGTTTTATGTATACTATAATGGATATTTTAAAAGAAGTATTTTCAGAGTATTGGTATGAAAAAAATAAATACGATAAAGGTCAAATGTCAGGAATTTACGATTATGAACAAAAAGGTCGTTCTGTTATTAATAAGTTAAATACTAATTACACCGCATTTTGTACTTTAGTTAGCGATACTAATCAGTATTTAAGAAAATATGGTATTGATGCAATTAACTTTAATGATAAAAACCGTAAAGAGCAACTATCTGAAGTAGATAGACTTAATAAATATTTAGTCGAATTAAGGTACTCTATCTTTAAATCAGACTCCCCAACGTTTAAAACAATTATGGCGGGATTAGATAAAACTAACAAATTTGGGGATAAAAGAGAAGTTGACGCCGTAGCAAGTTTAAAAAATATTTTCAATACTAGCGACGTTAAAAAAGTTGGTGAACTAGGTGATGTGGATGATATGATTAAAGGTATTGATGCGGTTGTTGAATTACCTGAAGGTACTAAAACAATACAAATTAAACCATTTAATAGAATTAATAAACAAGACGGTAAAGTTATTGTTTATGGTACAGGAAACGTCAAACCATATAAAACTGACTACTTAGTATTTCATAGTAATAAATTAGGTACCGAAGTTTTTGAAAATAAAAACACAAAGATAATTAACGGAAGATACGTGTTTAGTGAGTCATCACAATATAATAATTAACGAAATGTAGTTTTCTTAATATTTATAAAGAAAACACATATATGTCTGTAATTATTGAACCACAAAGAACAAAACTGTATACTCGTGTAAAACACCTGTTAGGTGCACCAATACGTAGTATCGAAATAGAAGATGAAATGATGGACTCATTATTAGAGTTTTCAATTCAAGATTATGCCCAATATGTAAATGATTGGTTAATTGAATCACAATGGACATCTCTTTATGGGTTGAACTTAGACGAAGAATCGGTTACTAGAGCATTTACTACACGTTCCTTAGATTGGGAAACACAATACACTTACGCGTATTCTAAAATTGTTGGACTACAAGCCGGTGGAGATTCTGTACTTAAAAAAGACTACATAGATTTAAAGACAAACCAACAAATCTATGAAATACCCGCGGGTAGAGAGTTAAATGAATTATTATGGTTTACTAGAGCCGAATTAGACGCCGCATTTTTCGACCCATTTATGGGTGGATTTGGAGGTATGGGTGGCGTAGGTATGGGTGGAGGTGCTGGTTTTTCACAAATGGGTCAATCCGGTAACTATATGATAACTCCAGCGTTCGACATTTTACTTAGAATGCAAGACATCAACTTAAAAAGAAGATTGATTGGTGGTGAACTAACTTATAGAGTAACCGCATTACCTGAAGGTAAAAAGGCACTACATCTTTATAATGTACCTGGTGGTAAATTTGATTTTGGTAATCTACAAAACAATGAGTACCGAGTATGGTATTGGTATTATGAAACTGATGATAGAGAAGACTGTTTAGCAAAAAATCCTGATATCATTAGATTACCTTCTGATATTCCGATTGATGAGATGTTATGGGCAGAGTTAAATAATCCTGCACAGGCTTGGGTTAGAAAATGGTTCGTAGCATATGTAAAAGAAACGTTAGGTCGTGTTAGAGGTAAATTTAGTGGTAACTTAAAAACCCCCGATTCTGAAGTAACTATGGATTATGATTCACTACTTACTGAAGCTAAAGATGAAAAAAGTAAGTTATTGGAGGAGTTAACCGCTAGATTAGAAAGATTAAGACCTGATAAAATGATGGAAAGAGAGGCTAACTTAGCTGAACAGTTAAATAAATCATTACAATATAGAGCATTACCTAGACAAATGTATGTTATTTAATTATGGGAATAATAAAAACACGTCCGATTAAAAAAATTATTAACGGTAAAGAAACGATTGTTTCTGATTCTATTGTGGTTAATGGTACATCTTCATATACCACTAAAGGTGAAAGCTCAATTATTGTAAAAAATGATAAATTGGAATGTGTAATTTTATTAGATGAAACTACTACTGAACATGTTACAGTAAAATCTATGTCCGATTCAGTAGTTAAATCTAGCAAACTAATCGATGAGCAATATGAGGAAATTAGACTCGAAAAGTTTGCCTCAGTTGAATTAAGATATATTAATGGTTATTGGTATATTATGTCTTCTGATGGGCTAAAGAACTCATAATATTCATATTTTTATTCACATACTCCATATCCACTAATTTAGTGGTATCCTCTAAATACATATAATAAGGACTTATATTAACATCATCCCAAAACCTAATTTCGGGGTCCGACAGTGTTAGTACCTCATCTAAATTATCTTGACTACCTTCTTTCATTGGGTACCCCCTTACTAACTTAGTTTGGGATTTAGTAAAAAACGGTCTATTTTCTGGGTTATCTATTAATATCTCACTACGAATTTCAGGTGAAAACACGACAAGTAATGGTTCAATACGCTTATTAAATGCCGCCATATAACGAGCAATGTTATACTCACCTAATTTATCGGGAGTATCACTTATATGTTTATCATCAATTAAATAACAGTTTAATACGATTTCAGTAGAGTCTGGAGGCATAGGTTTACCATTACTAATTGCGTATTCTCTTTTTTCGGCGGCGGTTGCGTTCCATTTATTCTTTTTCTGAACATCCCCATGAGATTTTCTTTCTCCATTATTAACATAGTAAATTGTGTCACCCAACCCAATATTTAAATTATGCTTTATTGCTAATTCCATGTGTGCCTGTCTCGACATTAAAGAACCTGACTTAGTTCTTTTTTTCATGTGTAATTTGTAGTCGTTTATACTTTGTTTAACACGAGATTTATTTGCAATTTTAGAAATAGGTATTTCTAAATTGTAAATTTTATTTACATACTCGTAATAGAAATCCAAGAACTCGTGACCTTTACCGTCTAATAATAAACGAAGTCCATGGTCCAAGAACTCGGCAACATATGTTTGTAATTTTTTAGATTTAATACTGTTACCTGTTAATTTAACTTTACCCGTATCCGTAAGTAATGCGTAATTTTTACGAGCTACGTTAATTGTTGACGGCCATACACCATCAGTATCTAATCCCATTTCTCCCCTCATAAAGATATCATTATACTCAGCAACATCTGCTTCAGTACCAACATATTCTTTACCTTCTTTAACTAAACCATTCAACCCCTTACCGATATAGGTATGATTTTCACGTTCAGGTGGTGATGAAAAGTTTACACCATCCGTATCCATCACTAATGGTTTATAACCTTTTTTCATAAACCACATAATCATTTGTCTAAGGTATTGCCTACCAGTACAAGTTATTTGTTCCCCCATATCCATATCTCCCCACGGAAATACGTGAGGTGCCGATAATGACCCGAAAAAAGCATTAATAAAAATCTTAATTGGTAATTGTTTACGATTATACTTTTTAGACTGTTCTGGGTCTGAAACATATAAATCTGATGCTAATTGTTTATAATTGATACGAGTATCTCTAAAGTACTTCAACATACTCTTCATTGCCCCCGTTACATCACATTTAGGGAAGATATCATGAACTAACTGTATCGATGGGTATAGTGAAGAGTAATCGAGTTTTAAAACGTCTGTAGAGTACCCCACTGCCATTAATCTTGATAACCCACCTGTAAATGGTCGTTTCTCACCTTTTTTAGGGATGGATAAGTTATGTTTATATGACCAAGCCGCCATAATCATTTTCCATAATGTCGCAGTACCCATAGTTGATAACCTTTCGTATGTGGTGGGTACTAATTTAGATAGAAGAAAGTTCGCTTGATTAAACTCTTCATCCACAACCATAGTCTCCCAAATATCGTCATAAAGATATCGCTCAATAATGTAGTTCCCATTTACCTTTTCATAGTGACCTGGAAATCTTTCCATTAGGTTTTCAGTACCTATTGAGCCAACTTCTTTATACCCACCTGTTTTTGGGTTGAAATAATAATCTTTATTGTCAAAATAAATTTTACCAATTTTATCCCCTTCAACATAAACACGGTTTTCTTTTTCCGCACCAATGAATTGAGTAATATATTTAAGTCCCCAACTTTTAATATCTGAGTTAATTGCTTGAGTTCTTCTAACCGCATGGGCAATATCAATAATATTATAACCCCACATCATTGTTTGAGTATATGGTTCCATCTCATTCGCTAACTTCAACATACCCTCCTTTTGTCTTAACTTTTGTTTAGGATTTAATGTTTTAGCTATTTTTTTAATATCTAATCCCAATATTTCAGCTCTACGAATAATGAAGGGAAAATCAAAAAAGGCTGAGTTGTACCCACCAACTAATGACGGTTTAATAAACGCAATAATATTAAAAAATTCTATAATTAATTGACGTTCTTCTTCATCGTTCTCACAGGCAATAACCTTTTCAAACCCTTTATTATCTTTCATCCCTATCATGAAAATTTTACTATCTTCTGGAGAAAGACCAGTGGTTTCAATATCAAATACAAATCTATGTACCTCATCGTACTCATCAAAACCCTTAAAAAGTCTTTTATTTTTTTGTATAAGGTATTGTTCTGCAGGAGCTAAAATCATTATATAATCTGAATTACCTCGACCCCATGGGTCTAACCCACCACCTTTAAAGAAATTTACTAAATTACTATATGATTTAGTTGTTTTAACTAAATATTTTAAACCCGCTTCCATTCGTGAATCATTATGAGTATCTAATGTCTCGATAATAATACCATGTGTTGACATTGCTTGTTTTTGCGCGGATTTAGAACCCCCATAAAAGTTAATACCTTGTAGATTACCTACCCAAGCAAATGGAATAAATGTGTCTGATTTTATTGATTTACCCTGAACAGGGTCTTGAATTATTTTGAATATTTTTCCTGATGCGTAATCATATTCTAACGCCACTATATACTTTTCAGGGTCCTCTCCGTTAAGGAAAGTTTCGATTTCTTTTTGTGATACCATATTATTTGTTTTTTCGTTTGAGACATTTACTCATATCGTATTGACATGATTACTCTTTAACACTTAACTAAATAATAAGTAACAATTATAGTATTGTCAAACTATTATGCGTTTCTTTCTTGCCATTCATAAGAAACTTTATCCTTGTTAATTGGACCACCTTTTGCCCACGTATAACAAGTTCTAGCCGAGTGACATTTAAAATTGTGCATCCAACAATAACCTAAACGACCGTCTTCATCTGATGTTACTCCGGGCATACATTCATCCATTCTTTCTGATATATCAAACGCAACACAGTTACCACATAAAGATTTTTTAGCTGCAGATTCTGTAGTGTCCCAATGGTTAGCTAAATTTTTCCAATAATCACCAGGTTCATCAACATTTAATGGTCCATATTTTATATGTTCTGCCTTAATCGATGAATCTCTATTTTTGGTGTTTAATTCCAAATCTTGAGTAGCTTTTGGACAATCCATTTCTGATTCCCCCAATAATCTACGATTTAATCTTTCAATTACTAAATTTTTTTTTCTTCTTACGTTATTACTCATATCTTAAATTATGTTAATATATAAATTTTCTCTTATTGGTGCGATTAATTCACCCATCGAATTATGTATATGGAATTCACCTATAAATCTACCTTTAGTGTTAGTGTCCCGTTTACCCCATTTATAATAAATATAGTATTCATAAGGGGCATCAGGGTTAACCTGTATTTTTTCGGTAATGTAGGCATTATTCATTAGTACCTTTTGTATACCATTCGCTTCATTTTTCATTGAGAATCTTATAGTTGCGGTATCTAAATCGGCGTCAAACAACTTATAGGCATCTGTACGGCCATCTCTGACGACTTGCATTTTAAGGATTGGTAACTCACTTTTATGTTTTATAAAAAATTCCATATTAAATAAATATTACTTTATTATGTTAAGGTTATGTACATCCGTTCACACCTATTACCATACCCCTCTTAACTTGTATCACATCTCCGTTATCCATAGAAATTTCAAGCACGAAGGCTGTGTCATTTATCGGATTTTCACCGTTAGGGTCAGAGAAAATCGGATTATTCCTTTCAGGATATGTGTTAGTTTGATTTCTAAAACGTGCGAAATAATATGTTTCACTTTTAACCGCAACACAGGATGTTGACCCAGACGCACCTAAGAATGAAGGTAGTGTAACGGGACAATTAATTTCCAAATTAAAAAATGTACCGGTTGTCCATCCCATATTCTCAATGGCAACTATTGTTGATTGAGCAATTGTTTTTGGTATTACCATAAGGTTAAATTCATTGACACCTCCTGATTGATAATCGCCATTATTAAAAGTAACGGTTTCAAACCCATTAGGTAACCAAGCGTCATTACCATTTTCATCAAGACCTAAAATAAAACTATCATATTGTATTGGAACACCCGAACCAACTGACGGAGCATTGCCACCAACAGTTGTGTATGATGTACTTCCGTTTGTTGATTCTAACGGAGTAAATATTGATAGTTTTGGACTAAACAATCTATTATAGTAATTACCGTTATGTAGAACTCTAATACCATCAGGTGCTGTTTGGGGGTTAAAGTATATTATTACCGCACCTAAATCAGCGGGGTCATTACCAACATTAAAATTAGAAAGATATTTTCCCAGTGTACCACTTGGTATGTTAGGACTATCATCACAATTAAATGATGGACCTACCGAAGTCGATGAAGGTGTCGGAGTATTTGTTGGAGTTACGGTATTAGTAGGTGTAGGAGTATTAGTTGGAGTATTAGTTGGAGTATTTGTTGGGGTATTAGTTGGGGTCGGCGTTTGAGTATTTGTTGGAGTTTGAGTATTTGTTGGGGTTACGGTATTCGTAGGTGTAGGTGTATTAGTCGGGGTATTAGTAGGAGTTGTAGTTGAGGTATTGGTAGGTGTAGGTGTGTTAGTTGGTGTTATAGTTGGCGTATTGGTCGGGGTATTAGTAGGGGTTGTAGTTGAGGTATTGGTAGGTGTATTAGTTGGCGTATTGGTTGGAGTGTTGGTTGGGGTATTTGTTGGAGTGTTTGTTGGTGTATTAGTCGGAGTTGATGTAGGTGTATTTGTTGGAGTTGTAGTCGGAGTTGATGTAGGTGTAGGTGTTGGAGTCGGACTTATACCACACACAAAAAAGTCAAAAACAACTCCTCTTAAATTTATAGTATCGAGATTTGTTAGAGTTAATTTAGTTATACCTTCACCATTCGATGAACTAATAAGTGATACCCCTCTTTGTCTACCACCCAATTGGTTTGATTTCAAGTTAACTTGATACTCACTTACTTGTTCCGTCTCAAAAGTCTGAAATCCGTCCTCAGGAAAACACGTTGTCAATGTCTCACCTACAATTGGTACCTCATTTTGTAAGTCGTCTGTAGCGGTTATCCCTATAACTTCGTAAATTGATGGGTTTGTTGAGTATCCATATCCGTCAGACGTAATCGCTATGGAAGTTATCGGAGAATCAAACTCCATTGTCAGTATACCACCAACTGATGGAGAACCAAAAGTATTTGACATAATGACCTGCGATGATGATGATGAAGCATTACCATTATTTACATACCACCCATCACAAAATTCTTGCAATAATGGAGGTCTTGCTCTAAATACTGGTGCAGTTCCTTGGTATGTTGTAGTCATTACAATACCATTGGATAATGTTTTTGTTCCATTCCCTGTTTGGGCATTAGGAAACCCTTCTGGTTGAGTTTTATCAAAACATAAACTAGCGGGTTGTTGAGTTGGGGTCGGAGTCGGTGTAGGGGTGTTTGTCGGAGTTGGAGTCGGAGTTACCGGAGTGTTAGACCCGAAACATTCAATACTCACATTATTAGATATTACTTTATATTCGTAACATCCCTCACTACCCGCAGGTAAATCGCTAACTAAGATTTGTAATGGGAAATCATCATATGTAAAATTAGTACCATACGTTTCAAATGGACCTCCCACACAATTTCTAAACATTACCGTAAACGTAAATAAAGGAGATGTCATATTAGTAACAATAGATAACTCACAATAAGGCTCTTCATCTTCACATACCATATGTTGACCGTATGTTGAACCGTAGGTGTATCCGTCAGTTATTCTTTCTGGTCTAAACTCTAAATTAATAAAAGAAGTTCCGTTATTGGCACAATATGACATAATAGTATGACAACCAGGGTCCGATGTTTGACATAGTGGACCACTATTTAAACCATTTGCACAATCAGGGATAAATGTACCTGTGAAAGGACCTAAAGGAACTGTATAGTTACCGAAATTCCAAGTGTGGAATCCAAGAACCGCGTGACCTATTTCATGAGCATGTAAGAAATTATCAAATAAATTACCTGTAACTCCATCCATAACATAAGGTAAGTCTACGTTAACATTATAAGCGACCGCAACATTATTAATCGTATTGTTAATATCAGGATAATAAATTCCTAAGAAATTAGATATTCCTTGTAATCCCGTATTATTAAAACTACTTCGATTTATTTGATAAACAAAGTTATAGTCAACATTTGGTAATATTAAATTATGATTATTTTTATAGTACGTACCAATGGTATCTCGGTATTGCTCATATCCGGGGTTTCCTGCAATATTCCACGGTTCAGTTGACGGATTAGTCCATTCTACAATACCTTTAACTTTAAAAGTGAAGTCACCATTAAAACTTGGTTCATAGAAGGCATTAAGGAATAGATTCATCGACTCAATATAAAGTTGTGATGAACCTCCATTTTGTTGTATTCTATTATATGAATTAAATGGTAAATCATATATCATATCAACACAATAATATTGTGACCCGCTTAATGATTGAGACATCATAGATTCTCTAAATTGTTGAATTTCTCGCTCTTTAGGATTTACGGTATTACCACAATTGAAATTAGGTCCATCAATGAAAGCTTTAAAGGCCGTGTACAGTCTATCTGAACTTTCAGTTAGTAACACGGTCGTACCATTCTTTTCATATAAACAATAAACCGTAGTTTCACTAATACCTAAACTACCGATACTCTTATTACCGTCTTTAATTCTATAAGTTCTAAGTAATGGTTTTACTGTTTCTTGATTACCATACAC